GACAAGTCGGATCCGTATACGGCCCTGGTTTTTCAATTATTCAAGAGTTGGAGACCCAAATGCGTAATGATGATGGCCCCACCAATGGTATACTCCGTCTCTCTGCTTCATTAAGAGGGGGCGAGAATAGTTTGCCGGAGTGGCTTTTTGATACCCTCCCCCAAAAATGAAGAGGGCGCAAAAGAGGAACGAACGGTAAACCACAGGATACGTACGTGTGCTATGGTTTGCGAACACTCCCATTTTTCCCACATGGGGGCGCGAAGAAGGATTAGCTAGATCCCCATGGTGTGCCACGGTGTCCGAATAGATCCCCATGGTGGAATAGATCCCCATGGTGATTCCTCTAATTCAAAAGTGATCTCAGTGTATTAAATCTGATTTTTGAGTTGGGGGTAGGTTTGGTAATTTGGCATCAATTTCAACCCACTTTTATGAGTTTCGGGGGGGGGGTAAAGCGAAAACGTCCACATCCAACTTTCAGAGCATCACCGAATATTTCACGGGTATAGCAAAGCCTAAACAGGGTTGGGTAGGGTCCATCTTCTTTCCAGAACAGGTAACTTTATGATTTTACTTACGCACGACATCGCTCCACGTCGTGGGCTGGTCCATCGGCAGTTGGTCGAACAGCTCCACCAGCTGTGCCGTGACCTCCTCTAGCTCCGCGTCACGCTCCTCATCGCTGTCGAAGAACCGCGATGGAGCATCCATGTAGTCCATGAGGAGGACCTGCAGGTGGCGGATCTCCTCGCGGATCTGGCGGACACGCTTGCGCTCCACGTGGCTCTCGCGATACGCGCGGAGGATGTGGGAGTCGCGCTCCTTGCGGACCGCAGGGACGAACACGCACTCAGGGAGCTCCGCGAAGTAGTCCAGGCGGATCTTCTCAATGTGGCGGGTGTACAAGCGCTCGTCAAAGCGGTCGCGACACGACGCATAGCCCTCGGAAACCCACGCGCGGAACTGCACGGGGGTCATGCGCTCCTTGGGGAGCTCGCGGAGCAGGACCTTGTCACGCGTGTACATGAAGTCGCCCCACTCGCGCTCGGACTTCTTCGTGGACTCCCACGTCTCCGTGAGGTGCTCCCGCCACTTCTTCTGGAGGACCTTCTTCTCCTTCTGCTCGTTCACGACCTGGATGGGCACCCACCAGCTCGTCAACGGCTTTGCGTTCGGCACACGCACCATACCGCTCTGGCGCATACGCACCGAGAACGGAACCATCATCACCCCGCCACCCGACACCAGCTTATTGCTGATGTAAGTGTTCATTGTGGGGTGGTATAGACTTCCCTGCCCGGTACAGATCCATTTTTATGAGCGGGAGAGCTTCTTTAGGAGGGGAGCACACCAAGAGCACTTCGTGGATACCTCTTCGACTACCTTCTTTACATCCTCTGCAACATCACGGACCTCGAGCACCACTGCCTCGGCACCCTTCTTTGCCTCTTCCAGCTTTGCAAGAGACTCTGCAAGAACAACCTTCACTTCATCCACCGTCTTTCCATCGATCTGTGTCATCAAATCAACCAAAGCTTTCTCGTCCATTTGTTTACATGCAAGAGCTTTTTGGGAATACTCAAAACAGTCTGAATACAAAATTGTAGAGTTGCTCATTTACATCACTGGCTGTCATATCTTTCGAGCATACATTCGCGACTGCAGAACTCATTGTTCCAACCGGGTTCGCCACACCCAGGGCACCCCATATCGTCCTGCTGTTCGTTGTCTCCGTCCCCACAATCCAAATCGTTGGGAGCTTCAGCCTGGCAGAACCGACAGGTCTTGCTGAAGATTCCCACTCGCTCACAGGAACAACAACCGTCATAGTTTATCACCTCGGGATGTCTCCGAGCATGTGCATCACACTCCTTGCACATTACCGACTCGGAAGCGAAGTCCTTGCTGGTACAGCACAAGCATTCTCCGAAGTTCAACCTGCGACTAATTAAGATCTCGAAAGCACACTCCACGTCAACATGGTTACCATCCTTGCACCCCCAGCAACGCCACAGCTGTGGTGTATTCCGGTGGGGGGTAGCGTCGCACGTATGCGAACCGTTCTTCGTATCACCGCAATCCTCACATGCATCTGGAACTCGAATATTGATTTCCACAGTAGTCGCCATTCTCCCGCGCTTATAGATTCCCATAGAATCATACATCCATTTTTATGCACATAGAAATCCGTGTTTAGTATTCTATAAATGAGCGCCCCGCCTCCTCCCACTCAACCAGTCCCTCCTGTTGTGGCTACCGCTGTTCCGACTACTTCTGTTGTTAGCACTTTTCTATCAAATTTATCTGTAACAGGAGTTCTTTTGGCTATTGTGTCGGCTATACCGACAATTATATTCAACTATGGTGCCGCCAAGATCAACTGGAGCATTAATCAGTCATACTTTTGGGCAGTTGTTGCCTTCTTCTTTAGTGGGCTATACTACCCCTACTACGCGTTCTTTCAACTGAAGACTCTGGGAGTCGTGAGTTCCACAGTTCAATCAATAGGAGCCCGTCGTCGTCGCTAAAATGGAAGTATGTGCAGATCGGTGTACGATAGCACACGATGGATATCAACAAGACACTTCGCAAGGGATACAATCGCTCAACGGCCCGTGACTCTCAGATTGAGATGCGCTTTGGAGAGAACGGTGTCCATGGGTACAAGTGCTACTTCTTTCTGAAGCGAGAGATCGCTGGGTACAAGCCAATCCGCCACGCAAAGATGGAGCGCAGAGGATACTTTGACTACATCACGAAAACCTACTTCCCAACGTTGGAGGAATGGGTTGCAGATTGCGATGGAGAGGTTGACGACGTAATGTATGGACGCAATGATGAATTCTATCCGTACTACTGCACACTTCAGGAACTCCTAGACTATATCGGACCGGCAAAGCAGACAAACTTCATTCCAACGTCTTCTCTCGAGTACCGTCTGAATGCAATGGAACGCATTCTGCGCACGGTATACGGAGAGTTGTATGGTGAGAGCATGTTACCTCACTATGACTATCTTCTGGGAAGGAAGCAATGAAGTGGATATTGATTGGAATCGCAGTAATCCTGTGTATAGCATTTTTGTATTCATATAGTTCACCACTTCGTATTGACTCTTCCGAAGCAGTACGACGTATTCAAAAAGGTGAAATTGACAAAGTTGTAGATGTTCGAACTGACATAGAAGTTCAAACTCTAGGAGCATACCCAGGTTCCATTCATGTTCCTTCTGCAGACCTTGCAAAACGAGCTTCTACCCTTTTTGGAAAAGAGGATAGACTACTACTCTACTGTAACTCTGGACAACGTGCGAGGGCTGCAGCAGAAAAGCTAAAAACAATGGGGTATTCTAACGTTCGGTACATTGCCGAACCCTACGTGGCACTCATGCCTTCTTGAACTTCTTGAGCACTGCGCTGATAAGGTCCAGGTCCTGCACGGGGACATCGCCCTGCTCGGTAACACGGTACACCTTCTTGGTGACAGATCCAACAATGAACGTCTCGTGGTCATACATGATCTCGACTACGTCCTCGTCTTCATCCTCCTTCTCCTCTTCCTCTGCTTCCTCTTCCTCTACCTCTGCCTCCTCTTCCTCCTCGGCTTCCTCTTCCTCTGCCTCCTCAACGGGCTCGATCTTAGGAACCGGACGGCTGACATACGCCTTTGCATGCTCGGCATAGCTTGACTTCTTGAACTCTGCCTCGGTGAGCCCATTGATATACTCTTGGAAGGCCGTCTTCTCGTCATCCTTCCCACCGGCAGCCTTATAGTGCTTGACCCACGTGGGAGTCCACTTCTCCATGTGCTTCTTCTCGGCCTTCTCGTTGAGCTTCTTCAGCTTTCCCTCGATCTCCACCAACTTTGCATTGAGCTTCTTGAGATCCTCGGGATCCTTCTCCTTCTGCTTGGGAGTCTGCTTGGCACCCTGGCGACTGCGGATCGTGTTGATCTTGTCAGTGGTACTACGCAACTGCTTCTCTAGACGTTGGAGAGGCGTCAGCTTGCTATCCTCCTTCTCTTCGTCAACGACCGACCCAGCGCCAGAGTTGATCGTCGGGATTGACACCTCCTGAGTAGTATCCGACATGTCGGACAGCATCTGCTCCCAGATCTCGTTGCAGATGGACTCCTCCATCTCAGCGCCGTGGCGCTTGTACACTGCCACACAGGCACGGCGGTAGCTCTCGTGAATAACGGTAGTAATTTGGCTCATCATCTTTCTCGGGGGCAACATCAGTATCATAGAAACTGTTAGATCCATTTTTGTTTTTCCAAAAAACGGATCTGTTCATTCCCAGAAATCGAATAGCGCCCCCAACAATGGATAACAATAATACCTTCATGGAGCCCAAGCCTCAGTACGGAAAGAGAATGCGGATGATGATGTCTCCCCAAGGGGAGCTGGATAGTGCGCTGTGTCAGGCCTGTTACGACGGGGATCTTGCTGAGGTCGAGAAGCTCCTGGAGAAGGGAGCGAGTGCCAAGGCGTGTCACGACGGTGGCTGGACCGCACTGCATTCCGCAGCCGGACATGGAGACCTAGACATGGTAATCCTCCTGGTCGAGGATGGAGCAGACCTGAATGCAAAGAACTTCAGGAACGAGACTGCTCTGCACTGTGCCTGTTATTGCGGAGCGGCAGACGTTGCAATCTACCTTGTAGAAATGGGAGCCAATCCCAAAGTCAAGGATATCAACGGAATGGACTGTATCACGTTCGCAAAGGAAAATGGCCATGAGGCACTTGCAGTGGACATGCTTGCAGAGTTCATGAGTGCAACTGACATGGACTAACCACGCGATGTCTGAGTCCAGGTAGTTGTGCACACAGCGCAAACATAAGACCAAATTAGACGAGTCGGATCCTCCTTAATACCTACAACATCACGGGGAACCTTACCCCCAATAGTGGGGCAACTTTTGTTGTAACAGGTAAGATGGGTAAACCGCGGGAGAGTGGGGTCGTGGATAACGTACGGGTTGATAGAAAGCCTCGACGCATTTCCAGTTAGGTTGCGTTCGTATACCAGAGTCGGAATAGGCTCGGTATAGGGACAAGACCGGCACTTAATGTTTGCTCCGCTAAATTCATGGAGCATGTTGTTGCAATCAGGACAGAACCGCATTTTGGTTTGAGTTCTATCAAGAGATTCAAATTCGTTTTCGGGTGCGTTCAAAATGGAAGTGTCGCCAACCTCTTCTCTTGGTAGATATCACAGGATGGCAGATCTCAAAGACTTTCTTAAGCAACATCGGGTAGACAAGGGCGCAACGTATACCCATACTTGCATGGGAGGGTCTGGTTCGTATTTCATTCCCGACGACGAGTTGGGCGTGTTCTATGACCTGTATGTTGAACACATTGAGAACAACCAGGGTGCACTCCATCTTACGGAGAAGAGTACTCCGATTGGTCCCCTACGGGTGGATTTGGACTTCATCTACACAAAGGATATCGTCAAGCACCAGCATACTCAGGAGCAGGTTCTGAACTTCGTGAGTGCTTACATGGATGAGGTAGCAAAGATCATTGCGGTTCCGGAGCCAGTGGAGATCTTTGTAACCGAGAAGGATCGTCCGACAATCGACAAGGAGCGCAGTAAGTCTGGTGTCCATATTCTAGTCCCCGAGGTTCGGGTCAACAAGTATGTGGAGACTACGATTCGCCGTAACCTCCTAACACGGATGTCTGAGTTCTTCCCCGGTCTACCTCTGACCGATGGGTGGGACAAGGTATACGACACGCAACCTCTGAGTCACTCTGCACAGTGGACTCTCTACTGTTCTCTCAAGCAGAACGGTCTTCCTTACAAGATCAAGTATGTGGTCGACTGGACCACTGAGGGAATGTCGGTTGACAACACCAAGCCTCAGTTTACCAGCGATCTCGTCAGGAGGATGTCGGTCCGTGCATCCGAAGACGCAGCAAGCCCGCTCACCGAGTATGGTCGCAAGTTGTATGAGAACGTTCCGATGGAGAACGGAAACAACTCGGTATCTGCAGGACGTGCAGCGACTCCTTCTCGTGGTCGTCAGATGCAGCGGAACCCCGGTGGATCTCGTGGCAACTCTCCGGCCGGTCTGGTTCAGAGACCGCTGAGCGAGGAGGAGCGTGACTTCCTTGGAGCCCACGTCAAGAACCTGGCCAAGTTCCGTTCAGACAACTACGAGGAATGGGTTCGCACGGGTATCTGTTTGAAGAACGTCCATACCGATCTTCTGGAGGTATTCTTGGACTTCAGTAGCCGATCGGAGAAGTACAATGAGCGCGACTGTATCCAGCGCTGGAACTCGTTCGCGTTCAAGTCGGATGGACAGCGTATCGAAACGGGAACCCTCCTTTACTGGAGTCGCATGGACAACCCCGAAGGATACGAGCGTATCCGTGAGACGAACATCACGACTCTCGTCGACGCAGCACAGGCATCTGCAGAGCATGATGTGGCTCGTGTCGTTCACGCCAAGTTCCGGGATACCTACAAGTGTGCAAAGTTTGGAAACAACGTCTGGTATCGGTTCACCGGACATATCTGGGAGGAGACTGAGAAGGGCATTGACCTCCAGTGCAAACTCTCCTCTGAGATTTGGAAGATCTTTCTGCGCCGTGAGAAGGACTTCATCAGCCGGTTGGAGACCATGGATGACTGCGGTCACAAGAAGCAGGAGCGGGATATGACGTGCAACTATTGCAAGGCGTGTTACATGAAGGACGCCATGAACAAGGTCTGTATGAATCTGAAGAAGACGAAGTTCAAGGAGAATGTCATGAAGGAGTGTCGTGAGCTCTTTCTGGACGAGCAGTTTGCTGCCAAGGCTGATGAGAACAAGAACCTGGTGGCGTTCAACAATGGAATCTACGATACCTCCACGTACACGTTCCGCGACGGAAAGCCAGAGGATTACATTACATTCTCAACGAAGGTTGACTATGACCCCGAGATGTCTCACGAGCAGTATCCGTGCTGGCCTGAGATTCACAAGCTTCTCAACAATGTCTTTCCTGTCGAAGAAGTCCGAACCTACTTCCTGCAACATCTCTCAACCCTTCTCATCGGAGGAAACGAGGCACAGAAGTTCCACATTCTTACAGGGTCTGGATCCAACGGTAAGTCGATGATGATGAACTTGGTTACTACAGCGATGGGCGACTACGCGTGTAAGGTTCCGATCAGTCTGCTCACCCAGGGACGTGGCAAGTCGGCAGCGGCATCTCCGGAGGTTGTGCGTATCAAGGGAAAGCGGTTTGTAACGATGCAGGAGCCAGATGAAGGTGCGGCGATCAACTCTGGTCTGATGAAGGAGTTGGCTTCTGGTGAGAAGATTACGGCTCGTGACTTGTATGCCGGGTCAAAGCAGATGGTAGACTTTGATGTTCAGGCAAAGTTCCATCTTGCGTGTAACGAGAAGCCGAAGATTCAGACTACCGATGGTGGCACGTGGCGTCGTTTGGTTGTCATTGACTTCCCGACGAAGTTCGTTGTGAAGCCTACCGAATCGCACGAGATGGTCATGGATGAGTCTCTACAGCACAAGGTTGTGTCTGAGACATGGGCTACATGCTTCCTCCGGTACATGGTTCAGCTTCTGGAGGATGGTAAGGGATATCGCAAGTTGACGCCGCCCTCTCAGGTGATGGCGTATACCAATGAGTATCAGGCGGAGAACGATAGTATTGCACGGTTCATTCAGGATCACATGCAGAAGGTGGATACTACTGAAGATGATGCTCCCTATCCGGAGCTGATTACGAAGCCAGAGTTGGCTCGTCAGTTCAAGGAGTGGAAGAGGATCAACGATATTGCGAAGGGAACTCCTGCAGAGTTAACCAAGCGGGTAGAGGCCAAGTTTGGCAAGTACCCGCGAGATGGTTGGGCGTCATTCAAGCTGGAGCGCTTGGTTTAAACGCGACGTCCCGTCTTCCGGCGATGACGACGACCAGCCTTTTTAGTTTTCTTTCCCCGACGACGACGTGCTCCCATTGTGGGATACCCATCGGATACAGACGCGGGGGTTCCGGTCACTGCAGACTTTGCCTTCTGAAATCCCTCACCAGCCTTTGCAACAAGACCGCTCAGAAAGTCCATGTTTATTTACTCATGACATTGTCTTCTTGCCGCCGACCGCAGGGAGCACGTACGTCTTGAGCAGACCCACGGTTGTCACCACCAGGAAGAGCGAAATAACGAGGCTCACAAACTTGGAGAGAAGCTCACCAACGCGGAGCTCGATGCTACCGAGGCGAACCGTGAAGTCGGACACACCCTTGCCGGCCGCCGTTACCGGCGACAGAAGAGGGAGGATCAGGTCAGCCGAGAGAGACTTAAAAAACTCACCAAGGACACCACCGAGATAGACGGACGCAGTCAGGATGATCAGGTCGGCATTCGTTAGCATTTGTCCAAAGAACAAGAGAATTTATGTGGTTGAAGCAATGGATACTCGGTTCTGGGGACCGAGCAGTTGGCAATTGCTTCATCTAGTTGCCTATTCTCGCCCAGATTCTGAGTTGTTCTTCAATACTATCAAGCACATCCTACCCTGCAAGTTCTGCCGGGCGTCCACGACGGAGTTTATGGAGAAGGATCTTCCGTTGCATCCGCATAGACACAACATAGCAAGGTGGCTCTACGATCTCCACAATCGTGTAAACCAAAAGCTACGCGAACAGTCTAAGACGGACAAGCTGATTCGGGATCCCGGTCCGGATCCATCATTTGAAGAGGTAACGGAACGATACCGCAACTTCCTGAAGTATACTCCGTCTCAACTGAAGGTCATTCCCGGAGCAGACTTCATGTTTACTCTGGGGTATAACTACCCCGAGAAACCAACATCAGATCAGATAAGCCATCACTATCAATTCTGGGACAGTCTTTTAGAGTTTATGCCCTACAATCACCTACGAGATGGATACAGATCATTTGTAGCAAAGCATCCTATTGAACCAGCCCTTCAGTCCCGTTCAGAGTATATGCGCTGGGTACACAGTCTTCTCAAACGGCTCTGTAAAAGCAAAATGCGTACCTACCGTGGAATGTGCCAACATGTAGGATACTTCAAGAGTGCATGTAATAGTCCGACATACCGTGGAAAAACATGCCGAAAGACGAAGGACGGATATCGCAAGACTAGAGACAACACAAGGACGTTTCGTATTACCCATGGGAGGTTGATTTCTTAGACGACTTCCTCATACGATCTATTAGTTCACATGTAGAGCTATATAATTCCGGCTCCTGAATTGCATCTACATAATTCATGCCATTCAGTTCCCCCTCGTAATCAATGTACATCTCTGCTACCACTCGGTTGCCTACATTGATTTTGAACTGAGAATCCATGATAGTAATGGTGAGAGACATGACTCTTACTCTATGCTTCCATTTTTGAACTAGTCTGTTACAGATATGCACCTATACCCTATACAATGCTCTGGGTCTACACGAGTGTAGACGATGCCCTTGCAGACTTCAAACGTCAGAATCCAGTTGAAATTCTAAACTGGTCTGACTGCACCCCCGCGGAACTGGTTAGTCAAGCAGAGACCGTCTTGCAACATCATACTACCATAGGAGTCTATCTCGGATATCTGGATGGGTGGATGTTGAGCATAACTGAAGAAATACGACTGAGACCATTGATCCGCAAGTTTCCAGTGTGTGTTGTAAGTCGGTGGCCATGTGCGTTTTCATTGTCCTGGAAAAACGAATTGGAATATCTCTGTGTAAATGATACCAATGGACACTCCGACACTAACAACGATGGTCGTACTGGTAAAGACACCCTACAAGATGAACACCGACATTCTCCTACACAACCTGCCGATCCAGCACCCGCTCCTGAAGGTGGAGAAGCAAGGAGTGCTCCGACGAGGAGAAAGCGCAAGGGACAAAATCAAGCGCCGAGTTCGTAACACGGAACCAAAGCGCCACACAGGATTCGGACATAACTCAATGACATTAGTCCTCCTATCAAAGGGAGACGGAACTCTCCGCGAGAAGGAGATTACCGTAAAACTCTTTCAGAACGGTGTGTTTCACATTACCGGCGTTCTGGACGATTCCTATGACGAGGATGCTGTCAAAGTAATTCTTGGAATGATTCGCGAATACTGCCCAGATGGTATGACTCCTACAGATGTCGTTCCAGAGCGTCGTGTGGTTCTTATGAACTACAAGACACGCCTACAGGGAACCTCGTCTATCGCACGTGAGAAGTTGTATCAGGATTTGCGCGAAAGCGGAACAAAGGTAGCCTATGAACCGAGTGTGTACCCGGCTGTAAAAATCTATTTCGCAGACAAGCGTTGGATTGCAAAGGTATTCCGAACTGGAAACGTCATTCTCACTGGAATGACAACGAAGGAGGAATCAGCAGAACTCATGCTACAACTGCACCCTTTGCTTGTGAGGGCCCTGCCGCTAACTTCTGCAGAATAATACCAGTCACTCCAAGTTGACCAACGGTTAGTGCTGTCAGAACAACGAACCATGCAAAAATCATTTCCATCCCCATGAATCCGCGCCACATATCAGACGCATAGGCTACAACTCCTCCAAAGACAAGAAGAGAGCTAGCGGTGGCGCCTGCGATGAGTCCGCTTGTTACCGCGTCCATTCTTCTTTGTACTGTGGCGTTTCTTTTTACGTTCTGCGAATGCGCGTTTCTCCATTCTCTCGAGACGAGTGTAGTAGTCCGGAAGTTCCGAAAGGTGGTCCTTTGCAATCTCAAGAGCGATACGGGGATTATCGGTGTGCTCCATCTCCGTCTTGACACCCTTGGCGAGCTCAGCAGGATGAAACCGAGACTGAGGAGTACGCCAATGACGACCGATGCTTCCTCCGCGATTGTAGAGGTTATCTGGCGATTCCGGCTCTAGAGGAAGACTCCCACCCTGTTGAGCAGGATTCAGAACTTCCGCAGGGGCTGTAACGAGCGTGTCTTGTGCTCCGTCAGACTTCAGTGCATGAAGACTCTCTACTGCCTTAACGTATGTATCTGCAAAGCTAGGACCGTCTCCGTTTGACGGCATCTTTGCACCGGGAACCCGCACCTCTACATCGCCACCTCCCGTCATTCCGGGTGCAGCCATAACACTGTGGGCTGCCGCCGCCTCAGCAACTGCATTCTCTGTCTTCTGGGCTGCCGCCTCTATCGGACCGCCCTCAACATTCGCTGCAGGAGGCTTTGCGGCCGCTGGTTCGTCCACCGGAGCGGGTATGATTTTTCCAGTTGTCGTTACCGATGCCATCTTAATGTATCGGCAGAAACAAAGATATGGAGTACACGTCTACGCAGATTCAGGCTATGGTGAGAGAGATGGATCATAGTAAGCGCAGATGGAAATCGTTGAAGGGAAGTGAAAAGTACAGAGAGAAGCTTGAGAAGGAAAACAAGGTCCTCTTCGAGACATTCCCGAGCCTGTGGGAAATGCACGTCGACGATAAGTTGGACGAAAAGTTCTTTAAGATGTTACAGCTGAAGCGTAAAGTTGAAAATGGGGAGTTAACGTCAGAACAGGCATCTGCTGCAATCGGTCAGGTTCTATTTGAGCAATATGTCAAGCCTATTGTAGATTCTACTCCGCCCGGACCCGCGCCAATGTCTTACGAAGAGTACTACAAGCAGTTCGCTTAATCGGCTCCTTCCCCTTGAAGGGTCTCGCGGAGCTCCATCAGGAGAACACCTACCATATTCTTCCCTGGCCACTTCTTGGGATTCTTGGCCTTGTCGGTATCTTCGGATGTACCGATGCTCCAGTACTTATCACGGGCATTTGCATATCCCAGAACAGACTTCCCTGTCTCCAGCAACTGCTTCCGCAGTTCAGGATGCTGGGTAAACTTGGCGCGTAGAATGACTCGCATCGCATCATCTTTTTTAGCATCCCACTCCTCTTCCTTTGCACCCTCAATGGAGACACCCTTTGCAGACTTGGCAGACTTTGCCTTCATGACTTTCTGAACAGCCTTCTCGTCGGCAAACATACGAGCCTTCTGTACCATGAGGTAGTGCTCGGTTGTAGGGTACGTAACCCCGTCAACCAGAGTAGGAATGATATACTCTGGGCTGAATACCCGAGATGGTCCCTTGCTCTCATCGGCTACTGAGAAGAGCACAGGAGGGGGCTCGTCAGAAGGGGGTGCCAGCTTCTTCTTGCGCTTCACAACAGGAACCTCTGGCCCCTTTTCCCCCTCCTTCTTCTCTGCCTCCTTCTCCCCAGGAACCTCTGGTTCCTTCGGGACCTCTGGGATATCAACCACAACCGCCTCTTCGAGAGCGTCTCCGTCCGTACGGCGGAACACGAACGACCGATGCAGGAATGAGAAGTCACGCTGATTCTGCTGGAGGCGAACATCCGTCTGCTGGTAGTAAATCTCTGAGAACATCTCAGAGTGAACCAGTTGGAACCCAGCGCCTCCCATCAGTTCTACAACCTTCTCAAACGGAACCAAATACTCGGCCACGGGTTTCTCGAACGATTCTAGAAGGACACGGATTCCCATTCCGAACTCAGAGCGCCATTCGGTATCCGTGTAATCCTTCGTAAACTCGGCATAGACCTTTCCAGAGGAACGGAAGACATACCCAGGCTTATTGAGCATCAGAGAGTACACTGCCTTTCCATCCATACACGTTCCGAACAGAACGTTGCCCTTCAGATTCTTGATGAATGCTTGAAACGTCTCTTCTGATGCACATGCATAGTGGATTGCAAACTGACAGCTGATGGCATCAAATTGCGAGACTCCAGCAAACGTCTCGAGATAGGGAGTAGTAGCAGGTTCCTCTCCGCGAAGAAGCTTGAGATACTTGTTATCCTGCTCGTCCAGTGGCTTCGTCATGTCTGCTGGGATGAACAGAACGGGAGGCACCGGGTTCTTCGCGCGTTCCTTTAGAACACGAGCACACGCACCCTGGCGTGGGGATGTCAGATTGCTCTCTGCAAGATCAATTCCAACAACAAGACGAGGACGAGTAGACATCCACTTCCTGAGGTCTCCTGCACGACCCACTGCTAACTCTAGAAGAGTTGACCCCGGGCGGACGTTTTCCTTGTAGAGAGAGTCCTTGATGCGGTTGTGGTAGCTGTAAACATCCCGCAGGATACGGTCGCGAGAGTCTAGGTCCTCACGGTAGTACAACTCATCTTCATACGTATCATCGGGAGGTGACGTAGTAAGATGCTCAAGCATATCCTGGGTAACTGGAATGTGAATTGATGTCCAGATGTTGTCGGCCGTGGAAACGTCGTTTCCGAACTGAGCCTCCTTTAGCACTCGGTACTTGTAGGTCTTGTCGTGGCGAGTTCGCATCACACTCCACCTGCGTGTATCTATATCGAAGGAGCATTCGATAATTGTATTGTCGTCAACTCTGGCTCCCTCACGGTCAACCATTTGACCCCTTGCGTTGACCGGGATGTAGATAACGTACGCGTCTGCGTCTCGGGGTACACTCGGCTGGAATACGGACGGAATCCTGTCGCGAACCTGTGCAATGAGAGCCAGATCAGCAGGGATAGTCGGTGGTACATATTCTCCTGTTAACTGCTGACATGGGTAGATGATATCTGAGCCAGGACTACGCGAGACAAACAGCTTTCCCTTTCTCGCAGATTGACGAAGGACCGTATCATAAACGGCATCTCCTTCTACGCGCACCAGAAAGTCAATGGAATTCTGATCAGCGGGTTTCCACTTGTAGACGCGGTACCACGTGTTTCCCCGGCGCTCTGATGTAGGAGCAACCGGAGAACTCTTTGGAGTAAAGATCAACCCATCAGTAGCATATTCAAACTTCGTTGAGAGAAGTGTCTTGATTGCCTCCTCCATCGCCGGGCCGTCTCCCGAGAGGAACAGCTTGGTTTCAATGCGAGGAGTTCCGCTTCCCGTGGAGACAAAGCTGGAACGAGTGTCGTCTACAAAGAGTCGAGCGTATCCAAGACGACATGCTTTAGGGTTGCGAGTGACGTCCTCCTCGCGAGTCAGGAGCGGGAGCCCACGGGTGTCGTGTCCCTTGTATTTGTAAACGTCGAAGATACAATAGAGCTCATGCTCCACAATATACTCGCCGTCGATAACCGTTCCAAGAAACGAGTCATCCATCGCAACAATACCGGTCCAAACAATCTGCTGACGGTTGTTGATACGAAGAAGACGCTTGTCCCGGGATACCCAGAGAATGGAACGCTCTCCGTCGGCCTTATTGGTCACCGTGTAGTCCTTCATGATGTTCCCTGGGCGCTCCGGTCGAAGATGACGGCGCTCCATGGTAACCGGATTTATAAAGTCAATCTTCCCTAGGCGCCACTCCTCTGCATATCGCTTCTGATCGGTCTGCGACAGGATGAACGGAGACCCCTGGTACACTGCAATCATGGCACGGATATGGCCCATGATAGAGGTCTCCAGAACGTCGACGTCGGCCTTCTTGTCGAGAAGCTCAATCTCCAACTCGTATCCCACAGGATTCTTTAGGATACCCGAGATAGTCTGGTTGCGCTGTTTCGGATCCCTCGACTTGACCTGTGATAGATCAAACTGAAAGAACCCGTCTCCTGAGCGCCACGACTTGCGGTGAATGATACGCGGAAAGGAATCGGGGTCTCCAGGAACACCTTGAAAGTCGCGCTTGAGCTTCTCCTCCTGACGTAACGTGAATCGCACTCCCATATCCGGCACATCTAGAGTATCCTGTCCCGTTCCACCGGCCTCAAAGTAGCGACGCTTTCGTTCTACGTCGAGAGCGATTCCTCGAAAGGATCCAGATGAACAGACCTTGAAGATTGCTTCCGGAGTCTCAACGACAACTCGGCGACCGTCGGGGTACATCTGGCGAAAGATATGGGTATCCTTGGCCTCACCAGACGAACGCTCACGAATAGCCTTTGCGATGCGATCCGACATGTCGGGAGTCTGAATACGTCCAGGCAGAATCTTTACCTCGAGTTCAGCATTAGGGTCTGATTTAGCAGTCTCAAGTAGAGATCGCAGTGTCTTCCTTGCTTCGGAATCCATGTTGCCCTTATTATAACTCCAGAAAGAACCGTCCGTTTTCGCCCGAAAATGGAAGACGGGTAGTTGAACATAGACCCATCAAATGGAGAGTGTATATTTCATGTGCCCCGGTCCCGTGGAGTCGACTATCGAAACCATGAACACCATGGAACTTCGATTTCATTGCATCGTTACTGGAACAACAAGGAGGTGCCTTGACATTGCTCGGGATGTTTATGATGGAGTACCGTCTCAGTTTCCTCCCTTCGTCAGCGACTTGCTCCTTCCACAAGGATTTGGTCGTGTACGGGAGCCATGCTCTGTTCTCAAGAAGGACTATCCTACTATCGATTTCTCAGAATACTTCGAGGAGTCCATGTGGCTACCCGAGGTACCTGAATCTAACGAACAGCTTATTGAAAGGGTTGATGCTCTTATGCGAGTTGTTAACCGTATGGAGGGAACGGTATTAGTTATTGCTCCCGTTGATCTGATTCGCACATATACTGGAATGTCTCTTTCCCCCGGCGGATTCTTTAGGCAGGACCAAAAGGAAGACCTAGGGAACTGGAGGTCGTTTATGTCAACAACCTCTCGTACTTCTTCCGTGTAGTTGTGTCCTCGTCCATACGCTTCTTCTGATCCTGACAGAAAGATACGTATGTTTTCATTTCCTGCAGACACTCCTCAGACAAAACAGAAGCAGGAACCAAAACCCCGCTGGTTGTGGAAGTATACTCCGTTGTATACTTTTTGACGATGTTGTACACCTGATTCTGCTCGTGGGGATCAAGCAGATCTATGTTCTCCTTCAGACGCTCTAACTCTTGACGGCGCATTACTACTCCACAGCAATTGGATTGAGCTTTCGTTTCCGCGGGGGTGCAACTGTAGCAGGGCCAACCGTGACTACCTTTTGTGATCCTGGGGTTACAGTAGACGCTGCGAGCATGGGTTCTTCTGCCTCTGCACGGACTTCCTTGAGAGGAGCTTGTGCTACAACTGACTTGAGTTTTCCAAGCACTGCGATTGTTGCGTCTCCCTGTTGAAAGCGAGACCCAATAACTTCAAACTCTACCTGCTGACGATCCTTGAGCTCTTCAAATACAGCATCACCCATATGCAGGTCGCGAGGGAGCAATACCTGGACCGGGCCGATCTCAAGATGTATGCCAATCTTGCTACGCATCTTTACATCTCCCTTCCATACCTGTCCTTGGTGAGGCATACACATGTCTGCCTGAAATAGCACGTGGTATTCAACTCCGGAATGAACCAGATCCGTGCGTCCAAGAGATTGCTCTAGGATGGTAATGGTCTCCGGTTGACAGAACCCTTCAGGAATACACACTCCTTCATATTTTGACCGAAGCTGTGCAAGGAGTGCAGGGCGAACGTTCTTCTGCAGTTGCGATGCAGGAATGCGAACTAGGCGATTGAGATTACGACGCTCGAATAAAGGATCCATACTGTCTCTCCTTAAGGGATGCTGTGTCTATTTTTCGCGGAGCATTAACCGAATCGATACTCGTTGTGATTCTAGCATTGTCCATTCTTCGGGGGTCCACCAACGTATCTTATCGGGAGACGAGCGTATCAACATGTAAAGATAGGGAGCACGTTGTTCTTTCTTCTTTATAGTTGGCGGAAACCCAACACCGTTCAACCACCTTGCAAGAGCTTCTATCTGATCTGCTTTGATAGACTTTAGTGCAGTAGGTGTTATCGATTTCTCCTTATTTTTACGAACAGGTATACCATCTTCGATGTTGAATGTCCAAAGTTTCAAACCCTCTCCAACCTCAAACGTTGCAGAAAGCACTCCGACATCCTGGACAAACCGCTGTTTCCGTTCGGCCATCCAGGTATCAAATGCATCCGCAACCTCTCCTATAGGAGTATCCATCATAGTGGTTCCAACCATAAACTCACGTGGTCCCAAAATTCTCAAAACACGGTCTCCGTCGATACGCGCTTCTATAACAGAATTCCATCGGTTGGCTGGTCCCGTAAAAAGCTTTCGACGCTGAGAGGGCGTCAGAACCGCATCCACGATGTAATCCTGTCGAATGTTTTCGGGGAACGTTGCCGAATCTCCCCACGGATAAGCCTCTGCAAGAGCTTTGATATCGGGCACCTCGGTTACCTCGGGAGGCGGAGCTTCTTCTTCGACATCCGGAAGAGCCTCTTGTTTCTCCTTGATGTCTACCAACCGGCGAACCAGGGTTTCATTACCGCCCTCTCGAGGAACAAGAGCGTAGAACTGCCCCCTTGATTGGAGGACCGACACACGATCCTGAGGGTCCAGAAACCTCACGTTGGACCGAACGGCATCCTGTAGGAGGAATGTCACAACATCTCCCTGATATTTGCTCAACGACTGCCGAAGCTCATCACCCGTCCATATAGGTTTCGAATGGAACCTCTTCTGAAACTCGTCTAGAATTTCGTCGCGAACATCCAGATATGTTGAAAGGGGGCGTATGTGAGAACTCTTAGGAGGACGTGCTTTTACATGGCATGACAGGGGTGCCGCATCCTCGAATACAGGTGCCAACATCTTTGAGAGGGGAAGCTCAACCGTCTTTCCATCTTGAGAACGGCTTTGAGGAACAGTTAGTTTCTGCCAATCTTCGGGCAGGATATTGACTTGCAGTTGGAGAGGACAGTCCATTGCAGATTCCATGAGAACTCGACGAACCTTAGCAATTTCTATAGCCTTGCCCTCTACCTTACGACGGTATATCGACTCATCAAGCATCTCGCGGTCTCCATCGGCGCGACACACATGGAAATATACCGTACAGTTTTGATCCTCTCGTGGCAGAAGTGCATGGCTACATGTCCGCATACCACGGCCAACAACTTGCTCAAGACGGCTCATATTGAACCAGGGATCTAGAATGTGTACCTGCCGTACAAACTTGAAATCAACGCCCTCCGATACGCGAGGAGTGGTAACTATAATTCTGCAAAGGCCTCCCTCTTTGTTATCTGCTTGTTTGAGTTTTGATAGCACTCGGCGCAAATCAGTATCGCTGGTCTCCTGAGTTATTAGAGTATAGACTCCTGCGCTCCCTGCCTTTATTTCACCTGCCGGGTTTGCCAGTAGCATACTTCCAATAAGGGGGCGGAATCCTGCTTCTTCCAGAGCCATCGCAAAGAGTTTTGCACCTCCTTCCACAAAGTTTGAAAACACCAAACACACTCCCTTTCCAGATTGTATACACCGGAGTACACTTGAGAACTTTGCAGCGTAGTTTGGCAACTGTGAGGGGGCCAACCACTTTGTGTTGGTATACTCATACTGCTTTCCTTCAATCTTGAAGGGCTCTGGAGGAACGGCAATCGTTGAAAGACGGTCTTCTACACTTTCAACAAGGGCACGTTGTAGGCGCTCTGCTTGTACTCCTTGAACGGTTGTTCCAACGAGAGGAAGATACTTACGTTGTGATCTAGCGGGAATCGCATTCCCCTGGGGGTTCTTGGTCTTCGTTGCAGGAGATATCACCTCGTCCGGGGGAGGAAGACGGAATGGGAATGTAAAGGGAGACTCGCCTCGCACAAAGGATACATAGTCCTGAACAAGTGCCCGGAATTTATCTGCAGGTTCCACGACATCTCCGTCCTCCGAAAAGTAATCGGAGATAGCCAATGATTCTGTTGATGCCTGACGCTTATCATTCCACAAAAATAGGTTGAAATAGAAGATGATTTCTGCAAACGAGTCATACATTGGAGTTGCTGTCAGACACACTAGGACCATATTCTTGGCAGTCTTGACAATGGTTTGAATTGCCAGACTCACACGCTTCGCAGCATCTGTCTCTTTGTCATCGTCATCCCTCTGGCGGAGATTGTGTGCCTCATCGATGATGACAAGCCTACCATCAAACGTTTCGTGGATCCACTCGGGTGTAGCGGTTAATACTTGATTTGCAAGTTCGATGTATCCACGGAATTCATAGAACTCGTCGATTATGCGTGATGATAACTTTGTAAGACGCTCTCGAACATCGGGCTCTGACCACCGAGCTGGTTCCGATTCAATCCGTTCCAGAATCTCAAGATACCTGCGTCCAGTGCACTGCGGAGACTGCAGGATTCCCTTGTCGACCTTTACGCGATCCACATCAAATATCTCTCGTTTGAAGTTTGATTGGACTGCCGGATTTGCAACCACTAACACACGGTGTTCACGAAACTCCGGACGAAGAATGAACTCCTCTGCAACTTGAATAGCCGTACACGACTTTCCAACACCGGTGCCATGGACCATCAGAAGACTCTGAACTGGCGAATCGGGAGACAGAACCCTCCGTAGGAACCGCTGTTGACTTTGGAGTTTGAAGGACTGAGTTTGTGTACAGGCTTGTTCCCGTAGGGCCCAGAGGGTATCTCTAGACGCTACTGGAAGGACTGGGGCTTGTGTTTCAAGTAGCTCCCCAAGCATATTATGATGACGCACGAGCATTTCTGGACACAAGATGACGTTTGGACAGCATGCGTGCCCTCTTCTCAGCAGAAACACTCTGTTCAAATATCAGCGAGACGTTTCCTGTATTGTTGACGATCGCATACCCACCCCTGTCGAGAGTAAACGGTTTGCGAATAGTATTCATATGATTAAACTTTCCACCTGTCTCCTGATCATCAAACCACCGAGGAAGAACCCAATCCGAGAGTGTCACGGTTGTAAATATAGGAGTTGGTGGTCGTATAGGGATCCCCACCCTTGCAGGAGTCATACCAGTCTGAACTCGGACAACAACTGCGTTGGACTGTACTGGATCACTAACTTCGTATGCATAGAGCGAGCCATCTGCTCGTGATGCCCATAGATTTGCATTGATGTCTACGAGAAGCTCAAATACTTCATGGGAAAGAGTCTGAGCAACAGTAGGCCGTGTTGTACTGTGGAGAACCACACCATATTGAAGAATCGTCTTTGCAAACACTACTCCATACGGAACATTGGAAGTCTGATCATGGTATCCCAAGGCACCTTCCAAATAAGACATATCTCGAATGTATACTTTCAATGGAAGAGTGCTTGTCCTCCCCCTTCCAACGTACACTATCGTTGTGGTAGGCAATACCCAGTCCCTGCAAAACTGTGGCATAAGTGTATTGAGTGCGGTAACCATTGCTTGGCCGTCCGCATCGGAAACAACCGTACTTTGGTTAAGAACTGCAACCGACATTTATACTACATCAAGAAAGACGCGGTGCCTGGCGAGTGAGAAACTGCATATTTGCGTGCGTGTACCCAAAAAACTCGCGAGCGGTCTCCGAGACCACCTCTGCCTTAAAGGGCTTACAACTGAACACGTCGAGGTACATATCGTTGGTCTCCTCTACAAAGTGAGCGGTGATGTTAGATGTTTCGATAAGTTGGACAAGAGTGTATCCCGCCTTGTTTCCACTTCCAAAGTGTTGAATCTGGGGCGAGCCAAAGGGAACCATGTCAATGCGCTGGACGAGCTGACGCGCGAACCCGTCGATGTTTCGCCCACACCGAATCTTGGCGGGAGCACACTTTCCTGCGTCAAGAATCAGATGGTAACCCCAATGCATGTATATACAGTTTCGGATACGTTAAAATCCAAAGTTAAACACAATGGGTACCGGGTCGTCAAAAGACATGGCGGTCGGTCTTGTGTTATTCAATCCAGCGAAGACGAAGAGAATGATTATGAACTATTTGTATGTTGTGAATGAGATGCGATCGCAGGGAATACCGGTGTTCACGGTAGAACTGTGCTTTGGTACTGCAGAACCAGAAATAGTAGACTCGATCGTTGTTCGAGGCAACTCCTACATGTTCCATAAGGAACGCCTGTGTCGCATTCTGGAAGAAGAGATACCAAAGTGCTACCGAAAGATTGCCTTCTTGGATGCAGATATTCTGTTTGAGCGGAGAGATTGGTATACCGAGACGTCAAAGCTTTTGAATATACACGATGTGGTTCAGCCTTTCGAAGACTGTACGTGGTTGGACCTCACCTACAGCAATAGTATGCTGACGCGTAAAACAGTTCTTCATATGCAGGGACAGGTCTGGGATTGGAAGTTTCATCCGGGATTTGCTTGGGCGTTTCGCAGGGATTGGTACCGCAAGGTCGGATTCTACGATTATGCTGTCACAGGAAGTGGCGACACGCTCTCGAGTGCTGCCTGGCTTGGAAAGGTATTTCCTGCAAACTTCAAGTCTCTTCCTGAACCGTTGCAACCATCCTATTCTGAATTTCGACTGAAACCCCGTCCTCGGATAACCTATCTGAAGGGGACCATATACCATCTCTACCACGGAACACGAGAGAATCGTAAGTATGTCGAGCGTCATTCGATGTTGAACTCAAAGTATGACATACGGAAACTTATTCGAGTAAACAGAGATGGTGTTTTTGAGTGGATGGAGCCCCATCTATGGAATCCAAAGATGCTTGACTATTTCATAAAACGGAATGATGATGATATCTCAGATACAAGCAATGGCTCGTTGCAAGTTCTGCAACCTACGGAGTGTTCTGGAGTTCAAGTGTCTGTGCACACATGTGTTCTGTGTGAAGCATCGTCTTCCTGAGGATCACCAGTGTACTGTGGATCGTATGAAGGAGGAACGGGAGATTCTAGCGAAGAATTTGGTGAAGGTTGTTGCAGATAAGCTACCCGAACGTGTTTAAAAGGTAGACGCGGAGTCCTATAATGTACAAGAACGTTTTAGCGGATCTACGGAGGGATACGACCCGTCCAGTTTTGAGTGAACTTGAAAAGACTCTGAAAAAGCATCTTCCGGGTGAAGTGAACAAGTGCATAGCTACTATCAATGCGTCACTCCGTACTGCCGTGACTCAAAAGCTATCTCCAACTACCGTGGATGTTCGTGCTCACTATATTTTCAACATCGCTGAACTTCTTCCAGAGGTTGAGTTTATGTATCGTCCAGCTCTTGAGAAAGAACTAGCCGAGAACGAGTCGGTGAAAATTTTGCATCGCGGTGTTGCAGCATTCTTCTCGGGGTGCGTTGTTACCAGTGGACTTGTAAAGGAACGTCCTGCTCGTTGGATCGTAGAGGTTTCATGCGTTGCCTAGGTCAATGGGATGGGCTATTATATAGTTCATCATACGTTCGATAGAACGTTGCTTGAACAAGTCGTTATTTTCCAGGTAGACAGTGTAGAACTCTACACCGTCTTCGTAGAATACTTTGATTAAACACTGGTTTGTAGGGAATACAACTCCTTGCGGGAACAGATTTCGGTTGAAGGTTATCAACATGTGTCCAATCTCTCCAATAATATTGAACTCAACGTGGAAGGTATTCTCTGGCACCCCCACGTGCTTGAATGCATCGCTCATGACGTTATGAACATTGTTTCTCATTCTGTGTATAATGGCTCTTAGATTGGTTACGGTTGAATCCATTTCCGCCGGAGTGATGGTGATGTTTGAATTATTCGTTCTAATGCGAGTCTTTACACGTCCTGCGTCTCTGTATTGGCCCAGTTTGATTCTGGCACCCCTTATTGCGGTGATGGCGATACGTTTGGCTCCTTTGCTGTCCGAGGTATTGCCAAGTATCTATACGACAACTCGGTTGGACTTTGCAGCCGTGTTCGTTGTAGCTGTCCTCCTAGAGACACCGCTTTCTATCATCGGTTATCCGATTACACCACCGGCTTCCTTCTTGGAGCGCCTGGTGGTAGCCGGGTCATTTGCGGTTGTTGTTAGTATGACGGGCAAGTCGCTTTACAGCCTCATTCCGAAGTGAGGATGAAGTAGAGCCCAAAACTTCCAGCGACTCCGAAAGCGTAGAGTTGAAAACTGCTCAACTGCTCCGACATACTCCCTCCCCATGCTCTTTGCAACTTCTCGCTGTTTTGCCTTTACAGCGCTTCCAACAGACTTCATGTATGCACGTTTTTCCCGTAGGTTTGTCTCAGAGATCCTTCGTTTTATGTACTCATTGATCTCAGTTTTTAGTTCCTTTGTTGCAGTCTTGTATTCAGCAGTGGCCTCGTTGAGCTCAGCTTTAAGGTATCGTACCTCGGGATCACGACCCAATATTGCAGCCAACTTTCGTGCCAATCCAGCCACTGTTAACTCTTCTGCAGGTGTCTTGATCTCATTGCAGTGCAGACAGCTGTGGTTTGAGTTGGAGAGATAGCGAATAATACATGCAGTGTGATAGGCATGTCCACACTCGAGCTTGAAACAGGTATCCGTCTTCTCCCGGGGGTCGTTGAAGTCTCGCATATCCATGTCGTCCAGACACACCGAGCAACTCATTGCTAGAATTTACCACTTTAGTTTGCTACATTAAACACAAGATGAGCAACCTAATTTGGGTATTTGGTATTGTACTTGCTATTGTTACGATGGAGTCCTGTGCCATGACCTGTCTGAAGCGCTCAAAGGATGGGTGGTCGTGGTTTATGGCGGGTATCTTCTTCTATATAGGAGTTGCTACCTTACTTGCAGAATCCCTAAAGCTAGAAGGTCTTGCTATTGTTAATGCACTGTGGTCTGGTATCTCTGTGATGGCCACTACTACCATCGGAGTTCTGTATTTCAAGGAGGTTTTGCACTTCCACGACTATCTTGCAGTTGCAATGATCGGAGCCGGGGTTGTCATACTGAAGGTTACAGCGTAAAACGAACTAAGATATATACAACACTCTCCAGCATGGAACCATATGTGCCCTACAATCGTAAAAACAAGGCGTTCAAGGAATCAGATATTCATAAGATTCTGAGAACCCATGGATTGCCCGGGTATCGTATTCAAGGGACGCGTGTCTATCAACAGGCAATGGTACATTCTACGTATGTAAAAAGAACTGACTACACTACACCCGATGGGGAGCCTGCGCAACTCGCGCCATGCCCACCTGGTGTCATGAACTTGTTTGATGATTCGTATGAGTGTTTGGAGTTTGAGGGGGATTCTGTACTCGGAGTATGCGTGGCTACATATCTCCGACAGCGGTACCCAGATAAGAAAGAAGGATTCTTGACAGATCTCCGAAAGGAGCTTGTCAACAATCAGAGACTTGGAGAACTCTCTCAGAAGATTGGTCTCCCGGAGTTCTATGTAATTTCAAGGCATAACGAAGAGTCTCCTGCGATTCACGGACGGACCAATACGAAAAAGCTTGGTGATATTCTGGAGGCGTTTATCGGTGCACTCTGGACTGATTCAGGAAACCGATTTGATGTGGTATTTACCTTTGTTCGGACGTTTATTGAGCGATATGTTGATATTCCCAAGGTGTTACAGACAACTACAAACTGGAAAGACGTATTCCAAAAGCATTGCCAGAAGAGTGAAAAGTTTACCCCGGTATACGCGTTGTTATCGCACGAGAATGGGGTCTTGAGAGTAGCTGTAGTAGACCCTCGAACAAACACCAACCTTGGGTATGGAGAAGGAACCACTAAGAAGGAGGCAGAACAAAATGCATGTAGAGAGGCGTATTCTAGTATCTAGATATCGTCAATGTCCACATCTGACTCTGCAAACTCGAATCCAGCATCCTCTTCTGCAGTGTCGGATACAGCGAAGAACCTGGGGTCCAGTTCAAACTTTTTTACGGTCTCGATATGCCCAGGTTCGAGAACAGCTACGATCTCATGAGATGCTCCTGCAAGCCCCGTCTCAGAGATGATAACCAACTTGTTCGCATCAACCCACATTGACTTCTTTGCACGACCTGTCATTCCACCACGCAGAGGAACGTTGAGCGTATGCACTCCCTTGTTGGCACCCTGCGCAAACACTTCCATCCTACCATTCCCCAGCCGCTTTACCACCCGTCCCAACATCGTACCCTCTGGTAGGATGGGTCCACCTAGAGAAGCATGTGCAATGCGCTGTTGCATGATTTCGGACGTATCCGAAACCCAATCATCCACAAGGCGACGATTCTTCGCCGCCTTGGGGTCCTCTGCCCGTTGAGATTTGTGTCCTTTGCCACCTGTAGTATTCTTCACCATTCTCTTCCGTGCAAATGGTATCATGTGAGGGTATGGATCCGTTTTATCGCTTTAAGAGTTTTGTTTAAGAAGGAAGAATGGTCTCAACACCATCTTTTCCGAAAAAGGAAACATCCGTAGCAGGTGATGATATACCCGATAGTTGACCGTTTGCTATTGTTACAGTTGTTACCCCAGAATTCAAGAACGCATTAGTGCCAATACTTGTAACTAAACTTGGGATTGTTATAGAGGTTAACGAGGCACAGTCAAGGAATGCACTGTCACCAATAGTTGTAACCGAACTTGGAATTGTTATACTTGTTAATGCTGTATATGCGAATGCATATTCATCAATACTTGTAACTGAATTTGGAATGGTTATAGATGTTAACGAGGTACAACTCCGGAACGCATACCCACCGATGCTTGTAACCGAATTTGGAATCGTTACAGATGTTAATGAGGTACAATAACCGAATATACCATCAATGATTGTAATCGAATTTGGGATTGTTATAGAGGTTAATCCAGAACCGTTGAACGCACTACTACCAATACTTGTAACCGAATTTGGGATTGTTATAGACGTTAATGAGGTACATAGATAGAATGCCTGATTGCCAATACTTGTAACCGAACTTGGGATTATTACAGATGACAATGATCCACATTGAAGGAATGCACCAGTACCAATACTTGTAACCGAATTTGGGATTGTTACAGATGTCAATAAGGTTTGACGGAATGCAAAGACATCAATACTTGTAACCGAACTTGGGATTGTTACAGATGCCAATGGATTCCCAGAGAAGGCACTACGAGCAATGGTGGCAATCGAATTTGGGATTATTACAGAAGTTAACCCAGCACCGTCAAATGCACTCTCCCCGATACCTGTAACCGAACTTGGGATTGTTACAGAGGTTAACGAGGTACAATCATAGAATGCTCTATAACCAATCTCTGTAACCGAACCTCCAAATGTAACTCCTATCAATTTATTGTAAGATGGCACTCTTCCCGTCAGGACAGAAGGTGCACTAGATGTATACGAAAAATTCGGCAGGGTTATGTCTCTAGCAAAGGTAGCTCCGCTCCACGTAACGCTCTCTCCTATACTTTCATTATACTGTAGAATTGTCGGAGAGGCCGGAAGAATGGTCTGGACAGTTTTTCCGAAAAAGGAAACATCAGTAGCAGGTGATGATATACCCGATAGTTGATCGTTTGCTATTGTTACAGTTGTTACCCCAGAATTTTCAAATGCACTTTCCCCAATACTTGTAACCGAACTTGGGATTACTATAGATGTCAGTGCCTCACAATATGAGAATGCAGCGAAATCAATACTTGTAACCGAACTTGGGATTGTTACAGAGGTTAATGAGGTACACTGTCGGAACGCTCGTTCACCAATATTTGTAACCGAATTTCCGATTGTTACAGAGGTTAACGAGGTACACTCGTAGAATGCAAAGTCGCTAATACTTGTAATCGAATTTGGGATTGTTATAGAGGTTAGCCCAGAACCTTCGAATGCACTCTCCCCAATACTTGTAATCGAACTTGGGAGTGTTACAGAGGTTAACGAGGTACAACCAAAGAATGCCTCAACACCAATACTTGTAACCGAACTTGGGATTGTTATAGATGGCAATGATGTACATGTACCAAATAGACCAATACTAATACTTGTAATCGAACTTGGGAGTGTTACAGAGGTTAACGAGGTACAACCAAAGAATGCCTCAACACCAATACTTGTAACCGAACTTGGGATTGTTATAGATGGCAATGATGTACATGTACCAAATAGACCAATACTAATACTTGTAATCGAACTTGGGAGTGTTACAGAGGTTAACGAGGTACAACCAAAGAATGCAAAGTCGCCAATAGTTGTAACTGAACTTGGGAGTGTTACAGAGGTTAACGAGGTACAACCAAAGAATGCAAAGTCGCCAATAGTTGTAACTGAACTTGGGATTGTTATAGAGGTTAACGAGGTACAATTCCGGAACGCCTGATTGCCAATACTTGTAATCGAACTTGGGATGGTTATAGAGGTTAACGAGGTACACCCAAAGAATGCATAGTTGCTAATAGTTGTAACTGAACTTGGGATGGTTATAGAGGTTAACCCAGAATTTTCAAATGCACTTTCCCCAATACTTGTAACCGAACTTGGGATTGTTACAGAGGTTAATGAACTACAACCTTCGAATGCAAAGTTGCCAATAGTTGTAACCGAACCTTCAATTCTAACTCCTATTAACCTATCGCCAAAGGGTACTTCATCCGTCAGGGCAGAAACTGCACCGGTTGTATACGAAAAATTCGGTAGGGATGTGTCTCTAGCAAAGGTAGCTCCGCTCCACGTAAAGCTCTCTCCTACACTTTCATTATACCGTAGACTTACTGCAATAGTATCACCATCGTCGTTAACGATGGTTCCCGTTGCCGTAGCAGTTCCAATGGTTGCATCTACCGGATCCGACAGTGTCACGGTGAATTGTTTAGTAAATTCGGCAGTGGTATCACCTATAACACTAATAACTATGGTCTTCGAATTGTCACCTGTACCGAAGATTGCTACTCCTTGAGGTAGAAGATTTCCAGCGAAGTCCGATGCAACAGCTTGGGAGCTTCCCGAACCAGTAACTGCCCAGTTAACCGTGCAAGCCAGAGTACCCGTGCGAGTTACAGTGTAGGTGTAGTTCTTGAAACCAGAGTTTCCCTCAGGTTGGCTTATATTCGAAGGAGTCAGATTTAGAACGGGAAAGTCGTCGTTAACAATAGTTCCTGTTGCTTTACTGATTCCAATAGTTGCGCTTGTCGGAGCCGACAGTGTTACAGTGAATTGTTTAGCAAATTCGATAGTGGTATCACCTGCAACATCAACAACTAACGACTTCGTAGCATCTCCTACTTCAAAGTTTAATACTCCCTGGGGTAGAACGCCCCCGGCGAAGTCAGACGCTACAGCCGGCGGAGATCCCGTACCCGTAACCGCCCAGTTAACTGAGCAAGCCAGAGTACCTGTGCGTGTTACAGTATACGTGTAGCTCGTGGTACCAGCGTTTCCCTCGGCTTGGCTTATCGAAGGAGACAGGTTTAGAACAGGAAAATCGTCGTTAACAATGGTTCCTGTTGCGGTATCGGTACCAATGGTTGCGCTTGTCGGATCCGACAGTGTTACAGTGAATTGTTTGGTAGCTTCAACAGCAGTATCGCCCATAACACTAACAACTATCGTCTTCGAATTGTCACCTGTCGCAAAGTATGTGAGTCCTCTCGGGAAGGCATTTCCGGGAAAGTCCGATGCAAGGGCTGGTGAGGTTCCTGAACCGGTAACCGCCCAGTTGACCGTGCAAGGCAAGACACCTGTACGAGTTACAGTATACGTGTAGTTCTTAATAGCAGTGTTTCCTTCGGTCTGGCTTATAGTCGAAGTCGTCAGATTTAGAATAGGAAAATCGTCGTTAACAATGGTTCCTGTTGATTTATTGGTTCCGATAATTGCTCTTGTCGGAGCCGACAGTGTTACAGTGAATTGTTTGGTAAATTCAACACCAGTATCTCCTGCAACATCAATAACTATTGACTTCGTAGTATCTCCTACTTCAAAATTTAATACTCCTCCCGGAAATGCACCTCCAGAAAAGTCAGATGCTACTGCTGGAGGCACCCCACTACCAGTAACCACCCAGTTAACTGAGCAAGCCAGGGTGCCCACGCGAGTTACAGTATACGTGTAGGTAGTGCTACCTGTGCTTCCCTCGACTTGGCTTATATTCGAAGGAGACAGATTTAGAATAGGAAGGTCATCGTTAACAATGGTGCCAGTTGCCGTAGCAGTTCCAATGGTTGCATCTACCGGATCCGACAGTGTCACGGTGAATTGTTTGGTATCTTCGACAGTTGTGTCGCCTATAACACTAATAACTATCGTCTTGGTATTCCCGCCTACCGGAAAGATTACTACTCCTCGAGGTAGAATACCTCCCGCGAAGTCGGATGCTACTGCCGGGGATGCTCCTGAACCGGTAACCGCAAAGTTAACCGTGCAAGCCAGGGTACCTACACGAGTTACAGTGTAGGTGTAGTTCTTGATGCCGATATTTCCCTCGACTTGGCTTATAGTCGGAGTCGATAGACTTAGAACCGGAAGATTGTTAACAGATGCTCTTCCTATACGCGTGTTAATAGCTGGTTTCAACTGGCTTACATTGAATTGGCGGATGTTTTGTTGAGAAAATGCGGAGATAACTAGTGGTGTATAGCTTATGGCTTCATAGGCAAACGTTGGGGCACCGTTTGTATTAACGTCCTGAGTGGCTGGTCCATAAAATCCATTGGTTAGCAGTAGTGTGGTATTGGCATCCAAAGTTAACGGAAACGATGGCGTGAAATTAGTAGTGTATCTTGCAATCTTGGAAACACGAAGGTTTGAAAGTTTTCCGTTGAAGGGATCTCCGTCGTCGTCCCCGATGTATAACTGACCACCTAGAGGTCGATCAATTTCTGAACGAATAACACCGTCTATCGATAACGAAATTGTAGTAGCACTGCGTATGAAGGCAAAGTGAACCCACCTGTTTTCCCACGAAGCTATGTTAATATAAGTACCATTACCGGGATAGAATGTAGAGCCAGAAAAGTAAAAATTTAAACTAGCCGCTACTGCAAATCCTTCATTCTCGGCAGTTACATACACAAAACACTCAACCGTAAAGTCTCCCACCATTTCGAGGCTTGAAACTGGAATTCTGTAGAAGTCTTCCGTGGAAAACCCCGAAATAACTGGGTATCCAGTTGCATTCTGAATGGGTCCGGGAACTCTAACGCACGTTCCTTGAGCTATGCGACGGAATGAGCTAGAATCTGCGAATGGAGCATCTTCCTTCGCAAGGAGAAGAAGTTGGGTGTTAGCATCTGCAGACAGAGGTAGAGTTGGTACTGTGAAATTTGTGGTATACCTTGCTATATTCGAAACGCGAAAGTTTGATATAGAACCGTTTTCAAACGGGTCCTCGTCGGGGCTCCAGTCTCCGACGGCTATACCCTGTTCCGAAAGGTCTTGATCGGCAAAATCTGTTAACTGCGCGGTAATTCCATCAACCGAATAATAATAATCGGTTCCACTTCGAGTCAATGCAAAATAATACCATACTCCGGGCGAGACAGTTAGTAGAGTATCGGAATCATCATCTCCTGATAGATATAAATCTCCATCTGAAACATTGAAGTCGATATATACACCTGAGCCAGGACTATCGATTCCACATATTGTTATATAACCACCCAAAGAGTCCGCCTTAAAAAAGAATTCCACTGTAAAATCTCCAGTGATTCCGAAGTTAGGGTAATATAGAGAATTGTCCGCGTCGAACCCCGTAAGAATACCGTATTCCCCGAAAGAAGGTGGAACAGGAACCACAGGATTCGCAGCAGTTCCTGCAGAATACGCAACACCCCCACTGTATGCCGTAAAGGACGAGGCATCTCCGCTTCCTGCGACGACGTTTGCAAGTTGCTTGACTTGCAAGGTATGGGAGCTAGCATCTCCACGAGGGCGACGATCAATAACCTTGATTATGCTCCCAGTTCGTCTACTCTGCCACTCACTCGCGGACATTTAATAGTTCGGTGGAAAATGATAATGCTGAAAATCAAAATACCCCCCGCATGCCCAAACTGTAACAAACCTATTTCTTCCTCAATAGCTCAACGTGTCCGAGAAAGAGCGCGCGGCAACAGGGTCGGTCCAATCCAAGATCGTCCAGCGCCTTCCCGGCTGCCGTTTTGGTCGTTACGGTTGACAGATATTCCAGTTCTTTCGGGTCTCCTCCGTATTCTTTCACCTTGTCCACGTAGAGCTGCCATTTCCCCGCAACGATGCGATTGCAAGTATAACAGCGGATAGGAATGATCATTTGATTAGTATACACTCCTTTTGTGCGGTTCCATTTTCTGCGTGTATCGTAAATGAAGCTCCTGCCAATACTAGTACTTGTCGCAATTTTGGCTGTGCTACACCTGTCGGGTGCTCTGTACGCTAAAAATGCAGTATTGGTCCAGCAGGATAACGATGTTCGCGAATCGCAGAGTGTGTTTGATACCATAGATCTGCGTCAGGCGAGTGGTGGACCGGGATTTGAGGCACCTCGAATGCTAAATCCTCCCGATGTTATCCCTCCTCTCCTAAAATACCCTCCTACTACAGAGACTCTCAAGACTATGTGTGGGTAGCCTACCAGATCTTCTCTAGCTCCTGAGTTGACCAGAACTCCGACTTTCCATCGGGCATCCGGCGGTGTACCAGAAAGGGGAGGCGCTGTTCAAGAATCTCCTTCTCGGCAACCTTCCATACAAAGAGGGGGTCTCCAGGAAGAATGCCCTCCAGACTCACCAGAGGACGAGCACCATCTGCTAGCTGTTGCGCACGCGTGGCAAGCAGAGCGGTGTACTCGTATTTCGAATAGTACCGCAACGTCTTTCGCTCGTCTAGAGTCACCTCCTTTCGATCGACCGGGCGCACCTCGGGATGGTTAACAAGACTGTCGGTACGTAGGTTCTGCATTACTGAGGATCCTTACAAAAAGTCGCGTCCGTTTTCCAAATGGACGCTAGAAAGTTCTGTCGATGCATAAAATCCGTGCGAAAAACACGTAGAGAGAAGGTGGCCATAGCAATCTGCGTAAAGAGTGTACTGCAGAGTCGAGGGAAAACGTTGAAGAAGTTTAGGTGTCGCAAGAAGGCATTCCTGTTGACACAGAAACGTAAAGGTGGGTGTATTTGTGACAAGTAGTTCACAAAAATGGATTCGTATCGGGTAGGAAAGTCTATACCGCCCCCAATACAGAACATCTAACACGCAAAGATGAACTTCCAGGAGCCCAAGCCAGTGTACGGAGAGAAGATGCAGGAGGAGATGCGCGCTTACGAGCGCGCGGAGGTTGCTCACAACTTCAACACATATCCTACTAAATCTCTAATTGAGGACTGTGATCACTACATCGGGGATCTAAACTACAACGAACGGCGGAATCGCACTCTTACCGGTAAGAAAATTCGCAACCCGAACATGCCGTCCCATATCATCGAGATTCTAGTCAGGGTGGTTCTTTCATCGATTCTCGGAGTTCAGATTAACGCGGAGACAGATAGCGGAGATCTCAATTTCAAAGCGCCTTGTGGACTTGTAGTATTCGAGTCAAAGGCATATTCCTCTGGCGGACCCACTTCGTTTGGTCCGACGGAGAAGTGGAGCTGGATAGTATTTGTAGACGCTACTCGGGTTAGAGAAAAGCACTTCAAGGTGTATCTAATCCCGCTCTCGAACACGTCTCAAGAGTGGAGGAGTATTAATCTCAGAAAAGAGCAGGTTGAGTTTGACAGTGACGGAGCACCGGATCTTCCAGAAGATCTGAATGCCAAGACCGGTAAGGAACTGAGGGAGCTGTGCCGTTCGAGAGGGGTTATACAGGGAACCAACAAGCAAGACTGCATTGATAAACTTGTGAACAACGCAGTTGGTTCAAAGTACCCGGAGAGAAAAACCAAGACCTACGGTGACGTTGCGGATGCAAAACGTCGAGGAGAGCTTCGGGCTGGATTTGAAGATATCATCCGGCCACAGCTAAGCTCTGAACAGTGTATACTGTTGTTTGACGGAGGCCTTTCCGAAATTGATACCTTCGTTCCTGTTCCAGAACTCAAGTCAACCGTGCTTGAACTCTTCTCACGAATCCAGCCTATCTAAGCAACGGCGTAATCCTGTTCGCAATCAGCTGAATAACTGGAACAGAAACGGCATTCCCAGCAAGCTTATATAGGTTTGTGTCGGATAGACCCGGTAGAACATAGGATGCCGGAAATCCTTGAAAGTTGAAACACTCGCGCGGAGTCAGTTTCCGAATACCTTTTTCGTCTAGAATGATCGGCACATTGTGTCCACCTCCTCCCATGTTCGCGGTAAGAGTTGGACATTCACTGCTTTTGTTCTCTCGGACATACACCCTCCTATACTGATAGATGGTGTCCCTTTTGGTAACAGATGCGCTCAGAAGTGGCCATGTACTAGAAGCCGGCGTATAATAGTACTTTGCAGGAATGTTCGTCTCAAGGAAGTCTGAGATAGGACGCTTTTCAACTTCTGGGAAATCGAGAGTAAACTTGTCAAATACATCTTTCGACTTTAAGCAGACGATATAGATCCTCTCTCGGTGCTGAGGAATACCGGTGATCTTTGAGGTATCCAGAACCTTATGACAAATATGATACCCTCTATCCTCCAGATTGGTCTTGATTGTCTGAAACGTTCGCTTCTCGTCGTGAGAAAGAAGGTTCTTGACATTTTCCAGAATCACACATTCTGGAGAGTGCGTATCGAGAATTTCTAGAATCTTCCAGAAGACGTTCGAGCGCTCATCTGCAAATCCCTCTCGATTCCCGGCGATACTAAAGGGTTGGCATGGAAATCCTCCTGTGAGAATATTGTGTTCCGGAATTGTTTCGACGTCAACCGTATTAAGATCTTGTAGAGTTAGAGTGTGTTCGAAATTAGCATCGTACATAGTTTTCGAGTGACCAACCATATCGTTTGCGAACACCGTATTTACCCCATTCTGCTTGAATGCATGACTAAAGGCCCCGGTTCCTGCAAAGAGGTCTACCATGGTTAATTCCGACATGTGTATTGAAAATCTTGGATACGTGGGGATTCGTTTTAGCTACGCTCCAGTCGAGTGAACTGCATACTATCTCCTACGAGAGTCTTCTCGCGCTCCTCCACAATAAATGAGTAGCACTCTGACACCGGACGACCAGTTGCTGTAAATTCTGTGAGAAGTGTTTGAAGCTTCTCCTTGGAGAGAGTCCATGCCTTCTTCCACTCTCCGGGACGCTGAATTCGAATATACGAATCATCTGAGAGATCCATCTTGTGAAAGTTTGAATACTCTGGCTTCTCAAAGAATGTCTTGAGTTCCTTCTCTAGCTCTCCCCGAGTGTCTCTCATATCTGTGAGATTCTTGTTGATCTTCTTGATGGACGAATCCAACTCGCGGTACTTGCGGATAACGTTCAGAAGTTCGGGGCTCGCCATGGTGTGCCGTAATCTGTCTCAATAAGACAATATCCGTTTTTAATAATGTCATTTGACCCGTCTGAGATTGAACGGCTTCGTGAAGTATACAATAGGGAGAAAGGAGGAGCACAAATACCCGCGGGAAACCCTCAGAAGGTATGGAAGGCTCTTCAGGAACGATTTCATGACGAGTGTAGGACAGGGGCATCCTCGTGTATCATAACGAATATGATGCAGAAACCTAAGGCTCCAGAGTCTTGGAGCGTGAATCGTTATGAGTGGCTTTCGTCCGACGATATCTCTGCTATCGAAAAGCAGTATACCAAGCTATTCGACGGGTATACGTTCCTGGGATGCATTCCAATTGATTTCGATTTGAAAGACGAGGTTGGAAAGTGTATTGTTAGTACACTGTGTTCCACTCAACTGCAGAAGTTGTTTGAACAGGGAAAGGATCGAATCGGCATTGTCTTCAATACTGACCCCCACGATGGTCCGGGCGAACACTGGATTGCCTTGTTTGCCGATATTCGTCCGGAACTAGAGTACGCTCGTATAACCTACTTTGACTCCTACGCACAGAAACCAGAGAAGGAGATTCAAGTATTAATGCATCGCTGGAAGGAGCAATGGGATTCCACCGGCATCCACTCCAAACCAACGGAACTAACATACAATCAGACTCGTCATCAGTTCAAGGACACCGAATGCGGAATGTATAGTCTCTATTTCCACTACTGCTGTTTGACTGGAACCCCTATGAATGCTCGTATTCCCGACGAAGTAGTTAATAGTCTCCGAGACCTGTTGTTTCGTACGAAATGAAAGCTATGATACTCCATAATGGAGTTCCCTGCGTGGCTAATCTATCTCCTTGGAGGTATTGTCCTTCTGATTACAGCCTACAGTGTATATGTGATGTTACGTCCAGCTCCCCAGGCGGCACTCGATAAAGCAATAGGCAGATTCTCAGCATACACTGATGTTGTAAAACCGGCTCCTCTTGGGTGCCCTGCACCTGGAGATCTTCGTATCTGCGACTACTATGTTGCTTCATCAGCGTATTCAGTGTTTCCAGCAGATACTGTTTCGGACTATGTTTCGGATTCAGTCCTCGCACTGGTTATCAAATCGGGAGCGCGTATGGTTGAACTTGATATCTATTCGGACGAACAGGATCAGCCAGTGGTAGGACTCAAGAACCAGAATCTGGGCTACGACTATTCCTACAACAATATCCCATTTCAAGCATGCTGTGTGGCAATTGGAAATACAGCGTTCACTGCAAGTGAGACACCCCTTGCTACAGACCCCTTCATTCTATCGCTGGTTTTCCACACAGAGAAGACTGTAACTCTGGATGCAACTGCAGACGTCCTAAAGAATACCCTCCGTCGCTACATGCTGACACCCGAGTATTCCTATCAGAGACGCGATATGGCCGCCGAACCGATGTGTACAATTAAAGGTAAGCTCTTGATCGTATCCGGAGGTAACCTAACTGGAACAAAGATGGAGGAGTTGGTTAACCTCTCGTGGAGTAGTTCAAACCTTCGACGCCTTACGTATATGCAGGCATCCCAACCGTATGATCATGATGAACTAATAGACTACAATCGTCAAAAGATTACCATGGTTGTGCCCGATGCAACATCCTCTCTGAAAAATTCCAATCCCGAAATTCTATTTGCGTACGGGTGCCAGTGGAACATGGTATCCTATGGATCAGTCGATCGTATGATGGAGTTTTACATAGCACGTTTTCAGGAGCGTAGTTTTGTAGAGAAGCCAGAAGCACTGCGTTTCAAGAAGAAGGTATATACGAAACCCACTCCTCCTGATCCGGGCCTCTCGTTCCAACCTAAGAATCTGAAGACACCGGTATTCAATCTGACACTGTAATTTCTGTTCGTCTAACAATGAAGACCTGGGTCTGGCTCGTTGTTCTTTTTGCAGTCTTATCAGTCGCACTCTATGCGATGCGTTCGCGTGAAATGTTCTCGGGACCATGCCAGTATTCGCCAGCTATGCCGAACACGTATATTTCCGGATGCAGTTTGGCATGTAAGGCGTTTCCTAGTCTAGAAGAGGCCCAGAAAGCGTGTTCCGCGGAGCCAACATGTGGTGGAGTGACACAGCGCGGTGGAAAAACCGAGTTCGAACTCCGAGCTGGTCCCAAGACCGATTCTTCGCCTTCCGGAGAGACGTCCTGGGTATGCACGACTCCTGCTCCGGGAGCTCCTGTAGCCGATGTTTCATCTACTAGCCCTCTGTCGAATACACCTGCTCCTGTGACAACGATGTCGGGTACCCCGGCACCAGTTCCATCCCCCCAGGCACCTGCTACGATAGTTCTGCCATTCAATACAATGCCTGGAACCTACCTACTTCGACCTGTGACATAATTTCAAGTATCCTATACCAATAATGAAGGCAGTGCTGTATGGTGTTATTCTACTTGCAATTGTCATATTTATTGGAAACAGCAGAGAGGGGTTTGGATGGTATGTTCCTAGGTTTCAGCCAATTGTTGTACCGTCTGCACCTCCCGCACCACCTGCACCTATCCCCCCGGGATGCGTTTCGGGCTCCGAAGGACAGACTGTTATCACATCGTGTCCTAACAACGAAACTATTACAGGAGGGACTATACGGTACGGACGATGGGATAATACGGCTGAGCCCAAGGAAAAAACAGTTAGTATTCCTCGAACCTGCATTGGACAAAGCTCGTGTGCAGTTCAGGTAAACAATGACTCTATGGGAGGTGACCCGTATCCTAATATTTTTAAACAGTTCGTTATATGTCCAACATGTACAAGTCCCCCGCCACCTCCGTCGGCACCTTCTCCGTCGATGGCAAGTGGGTCAAACTATGCCGCCTCTTGCACAAAGTGTACACTTGTCAACAACCAACTCTCATGTTCATGCGACGTGACCCCCCGTTAAAATTTTAGTGCGTTCATTCAAACATGTCAAGGTGGATGAGCCTCGTAATGAAGACAAAGCGTGCGCACCGTGGGATGTCCCTCTCCCAGGCCATGAAGATGGCGAAGAAGCACTATAAGAAGGGTGGTGGCCCCGTTGAGGATGCGATGGCAACGGTCAAGGGAGCCGTGGGTGCTAGTCGCAAGACTCGCCGTGGTGGTGGTGCTCTCTCCCCCGCTTCTGTTGGGGGTCGTCGTCGCAAGACCCGCAAGTTCCGCCTCTTCTAAGCGTGTAACGTAGAATTTCTACACAACATGAAATACAGACCTGTTTTTCGTGTTGGACTGGAAAATCCTTTTTGTTGTCCTGAAATAAACCATGGCCGGAGGTCTGCTACAGCTTGTCGCCTACGGTGCTCAAGATGTGTATATCTCGGGAAACCCCCATATCACGTTCTGGAAGATCCTTTACAAGCGTCACACCAACTTCGCTATGGAGGCATTCCGTGTGAATTTTACAGGTGCTCCCGCCTTCGGACAGCGCGTCGTAGCGGTAGTGAACCGCAACGCTGATCTGATTGGTCGCACGTATTTGGAGATCAAGCTTCCTGTGAGGGATACTAATGGGACCAAGATAACTACCAATTTCTGGAACGATTCCCGGGGCCGCTTAGGATACAATCTGATAAAGCAGGTCGAGGTCGAGATCGGTGGGCAGATTATTGATCGTCATTATGGAGAGTGGTTGTATTTATGGGAGGCTCTTACTGCTACATCAGACGAGAAGCAAAAACTGTATGCCATGCTTTCTGAGGAAGTTGTTGACGACGAATATACTTCCCGTGGGATACTATACGTCCCTCTCCAGTTCTGGTTCTGTCGCAACCCCGGCCTTGCATTGCCTCTCATTGCACTCCAGTATCATGAGGTTCGCTTTAACGTAACATTCAATGATGTTGTGAATGTGATTAATAACGAGAATGAGAACAACTTTGCAGAGACCGGTATTGGCGCTGGAAGGGTTAACTTGTGCCCTACCCAATTTGACGCGTCTCTGTACATCGACTATGTCTATCTTGACACAGAAGAGCGTCGTCGGTTTGCACAGCAGAGCCACGAGTATCTCATCGAGCAACTCCAGATTAATCAGGAGTCAATAACCCACCCGAGCTCTCGCATTGACCTCACGTTGAACCACCCCGTCAAGGAGCTTGTGTGGGTGTTCCAGGATGCTCGTCTGATTGACTGTTCGAATAACCAGACGGTCGGGGTATTCCAGTATTCTGATATTGTAGACCGATGCCGTCTTCAGCTGAACGGGCAGGACCGCTTTGAGGAGCGCTACGGGGACTACTTCTGGAAGGTACAGCCCTACCAACACCATTCTGGCTATCCGGGTTATACTTCGACTACTCGAGTCAATGTATATTCCTTTGCACTCAAGCCCGAAGAGCACCAGCCGTCGGGCACGTGTAACTTTTCTCGCATTGATAATGCCACCCTAGTATTCGACAGTCGTACAACCGATCTCTGGGGAGAACGTCTCAACAATGACGTTTTTAATAACTGCTACCCCACTAAGGAGACGCCCCACAACTTCACTCTCTACGCTGTGAACTACAATATCCTCCGCATCATGAGCGGTATGGGCGGTCTTGCCTACAGCAATTAAATAGCCATTCTAGACAATGGAATACCTGGAGTGGACACCAGTTGTACAAGGAAGCGTTGCAGATTGGAAGGCAGCAAATCCCGATGCAACCGAGTGCAATCTTTCGTACAGAGACGATATCACAGCAGATGACATCAAATTACTGGCGGGTATTAAGAAACTAGCTATTAGGGGTTGTGGACAACTAGGAGATGATGCTATCCAGCATCTAGCGGGCATTAAGATTTTGGACATTGGGGGTCTTGAAAAAGTAACTGATGCAGCATTTCCAAGCCTAGCCGGTATAAAGTCTCTACGCGGAACCGGACTTCTAATAACTGATCAAGCGATTACACACCTGGCTGGTATTGAGGTTCTTGTAATACCGTACTGTGGGCAAATAACGGGCTCAACATTCAGTGCTATAAAAGGCGTTCGTGAGCTTAATTGTAGTAGATGTAGAGTAACTGATGAGGCAATTCAGGCAATAAAAGGTGTAAAACATCTAACAACTCTTGGATGTAGAAAGCTTTCAGATGAAGCATTTAGTGGTCATGAAGACCTTATTACGCTTAATATAACCGGGTGTAGGCAAGAGAAAATAACAAATAGGGCATTCTCAAGTTTAGTCAACCTTCGTACCATTATGATCTCAGAGTGTACCCAAGATACCATAACGGATGAAGCATTTGAAAATTTGGTCAACCTAAAGGAATTATTTATGAGTGAGTGCATTCAGCTTACGGATGATGCCTTAGCACCACTGGTTAATCTTACATTTATAGATATCACCGGGTGCTCTCAATATATGTGTGGTCCAAACTTGAAGAGAATACGAGATTCTGGCGCAACTATTGAAGACGATATGTGCCCAGAATCCCAACGAGTCCTACCTCCTGGAAGAACCGCTCTCAGCGGTAAGCCCGAGGTTCGGGGTATTCCAACTGTGCGTATGAACTCCTTTGATACTGAAACCTCCGACGGGTTTACAAGGGTTCCCATCCCAGACACTATAAGCGATACGGTTCACGGAGACGTTGACCTCGTAAAATTTATGATTCTGAACACCGGAGCCGGGATTGTTCTCAAAATCAAAGACAAATTTGTCGGTATCTCCCGGACGTATTTGTCAGATGAGATGGAGTCTGGAGCTTCAACGTATTACGAATGTGTTGAAGAGTTTACTAGTACCTTTGAGTATCGTGACATATACAATATTCCATATTTTGCACTAAAAACTCCCCTTGGGTCACTGTATGTAAAGTACATGCGGATATTTGATATTATGAGACAAACACACTCCTTCTGGGAGATCAACGAAACCGATGAGGTTCTTGCATTTACTGCATCTCGAAGTGGAGTTCTTGAAGGAGGTCCTATAGTTAGTGCTGACCACTGTCAAGCTGGAACTTCCAAAAAAGTATACGATGTCATACCATTCATGTTTGAGGTGGAAGAAGACGAAGAAGAGGTTCCCACTACACTGGGTCTAAAGTTTGGAGAGACTCGCGTAGAAGTGGATTACAGTCCTACGCAAACTCTTGGAGAGCTTCGGGCTACTATTCAAACTAAGTTTGATATTGAACCAGCTGGTCAACGATTGATTTACAACGGTAGGGAACTTACAGATGACGCAAAGACTCTCAACGAGCTAAACGTTCAGGCGGGGTTCACGGTTGCTGTCATGAAGCGGGGTGGACGGAGAACGTTCCGTAATGTAAGGAAGTCTAGGAAGAGAAAGCCTTCCAACTAACTGGAAACGCTTGTTCCATATGGAGAGATACCATCGCTGCAACATCGCGAATCTCCTTTTGAGCATCAGGAGACATACGGAGTTTGCAGAGCCGAGCATAGGCTGCCAAAGATCCTGTCTCAATGAACTCGGTCATCATATTCTGAGGAAGGACCAAACGGGCCTGCTCAGGACATACACCCCTCTCAAGAAGCTCCTGGTAGACATCAAGTGACTGCTTGGTTGACTGCAGGATCATTGCGCGTGCAAATTCATTCCCCGGGGCAGTCTCATCGCTTCCCTGTTTTACATTCGCAGCCCTAGGGCGCACTGTATCAGGAATAAAGAAAGTCGGAGGACTGTCTACATAGCGTCGGGATACCTCGTTACGAGAGAACCCAACGGTGTGCCGAAACCATTCCCTTGCAAGAAAGATGGGAATCCGAATACGAAAGCGGACCTGTGGATGAAAAAAGGGAGAACTGTGATCGTGCTTAATCAGGTACGCAATCAATTTCTCATCCGCTGTACTGAGTTGAGTGCTTTCCTTTGCCATAGACACTCGTGCGGCGTTTACAACCGTAAGGTCATTCCCAAACGTTTCCAACAGCTCAACACTACAGTCCTCGAACATTACCATACTACTCGAGGTACCTGTAAATTTACCCGCTCTGGAATAATGCGACTCTCGGTATTCCTGTTGCTACTCTCGGTTGTATTGTCGTTGATCGGTGGATGGTGCGATATAACGGGGAAACGATTTCTTGGTATGTCGAGAGAACACTATTGGACAGATGCTACGTATATAGCAGTTCTGGCCAGTTCTGTGCACTTCATTCTGAAGATGTAATTTACACAAAAGACTGTATCTAAGAGTGTAGGAAACGCCTACCTTGTCTCCGTAGCTCAGAGGTAGAAGCACCAGCTTTGTAAGCTGTAGGTCGTGGGTTCAATTCCCACCGGAGACAAGGACCCGTAGCTCAGTGGTAGAGCAGCGGTCTTATCAACCGTTAGTCGGGGGTTCAATCCCCCCCGGGTCCATATTGAGTGCGGAAACCCGCTTTCAATATGTTACCAATCCATCAGAATGTCTTCCATACGACACTCCCCAACAGGCTGGAGTGCAGCGATCTTCTCGTTGACCCGACGTACCTCTTCGCTAGGATTCTCTGCAGTGTAGTCGTCTCCCTCGGGCAGACGTGACTCATCCACGAGTAGGTCTACGAATCCTGTACCACAGGGAGGCTTCTGTCCGAACATGATGTTCGCAGACACACCCCGCATATCATCGAACTCTGCCTTGATAGCGGCATTAAACAGGATCTTGGAGGTCTCCTCAAAGGATGACTTAGCAAGAACACCTGTCTCATTCTTCGCCATACCGAACCGATTGACTGGGACGATACGCCCAGAGACCGTCATGGCATCCACAAGGAGGGCCAGGTGATGATAGTTCACCTTCTCGCGAGAGAAGACCTCGTTGAACTCCTCAAACATCGCAAGACGCGCAGCCTCAATTCCGAACACTGCATTGATTTCATGAATGTCATTCGATGTACAGCGGGTAGCATCGATTCCAGGGAAGCTCATCAGATTCATCAGATTTGCTCCCTCTACATCAAGCACGAAGAACGGCTTACTAACGTATCCCCCAACCTCGGGGCTGAGGGTCGGTTCATCCTTGATTGTCCGCATGTATACCCGACCGATGTCCGGGTTCCCCGAGACTACCGTATCCAACAGCGCCTCTTCACACTGGCGCAGGAACTCCATGCTCAGCTCAAGCGTCTTTGTTCCTGCCGCCTCGAATTCAAACCGAATTGCCATCTGACCAGCATCGGTAATCATGGTACACGCCATGCGCATTACGTCTCCCAGCTTAGCTACGGCAGGAACCGGGTTGTTCTCAATGCGAGTCTGAATCTGTGTCATGTCAAGCAGGTTACGCTCCACGAGCTTTGCAGGATCCAACTGCATACGCACAACCCACGGGCTACGCGCACAGTTCTGGTTCAGCGAGAACTGCTGGTAGAGATCGAGCGCCGCCTGATCCTCGGGCAGAATGGTCTTGCCACTGGTAGGATACGGGTCGTAATAGATTCGAATGAACTGTGTGATGTCGCGCAGAGTCGTCTTTTGAATCTCCTTCAGCTTCTTCTGAGACTCCTTCTCAGAGTGCTGAATCTCCGGAAGCATGTAGAGCGTGTTACCTGGACGCTTTGGGTTCTTGGAGGCACCCATCAGCTCCTCCATACGTGGCACTCCTGCCGTTGCATTTGCGTTGGTGGTCCCTGCGGAGTGGAAGGTGTTCAGAGTCAGCTGAGTCGTCGGCTCTCCGATAGACTGGGCACCAACTGCTCCAACCATCTCTCCTGGGTGAACCAGAGCCTGAATGTACTTGAAGCGAACCTCCCGCATGAGCTCGTCAAAGAGCATCTTCGTCAGACGCAGTGTGATGATGCTCTTCTTAGGAGCCAGGTTGTACCGCATGAGGGCATGAAATACCTTGCTCTGGGGAAACTCTGCTTGGAGCTTTCCAATCTCAGACACCACGTATGCAGGAGTCAGATCAGACTTCACAGAGTATGGGTTGGTATACTTTCCTAGAAGACGCCCAAAGTGAACCGGGGCCTGAATGATATCCTGAGACTTCCCGTGGAATGCACACCGAAGAACCATCTCGCGATCCTTGAGAATCTCATCTAGGAGATCAGGTGCCTCACCGAGGGTCTCCATTACGAAGGGTTGCATGTCGGCGGCAGTATACGCAAACTCCGCATAGATCTGCTCTAGGGTCATTACCAGAACTGGATAGGGTTGAGTCTCGACACCAATGGGATCAATGCCGTCCTCGCCATACTGGATCTGAATGATGGTTCCCTGAACGTTCCGCACCGTGCCATCATACTCTACGTGCAGATCCTCCATCGTCTTCATGAGACGGCGCTGGATATACCCAGAGTCGCTAGTCTTTACAGCGGTATCGATAAGACCCTCACGCCCAGCCTGAGCGTGGAAGAAGGCCTCTGCTGGCATCAGACCCCTCACGAAGCAGTTCTGAACGAACCCGCGACTCTCCATACCGTCATCGAACTTCGAGAAGTGGGGCAGAGTGCGGTCCTGCAGGGTATACTGAACACGGCGACCCTCGATGAGTTGCTGTCCGAGCAACCCAGACATCTGCGAGATGTTCAGTGCACCGCCCTTGGACCCAGAGTCAACCATCTGGACGATACGGTTTGACTTGGGAAGCACGTCTACGATCTTCTTCGCAATCTCGTTAGACATCGTATTCACAGCATCAGTGATCTGCTTCTCCAGCTCCTCTCCATCGGGACGGCTTGAGATGTTCTGGAAGGTCCCCGCGTGAACCGACTCCATAATGGACTGAATCTTTGACCGTGCCTTTGCAATGGCCTCGTCAATGAACTCGTTCGTAGCCGAATCGGCCATGAGATCTCCAGTTCCCACTGAGAACCCAGAGTACATGTTGAACTTGGTAACGATTGTCTGCATGTCGTTGATGTACTTTCCTGCCGCCACAGGACCCATGTCGTTGTAGATCGCATGAATGGTAGCTGATGTAGCACTCTTCTTCAGAATTCCTGCTACGAACTTGCCATTCTCGATAGTTGCACCACCGGCCTTCAAATTCATCACGGGGAACGCCCCACTGACCAGCTCGGGTCCTGTTAGTGCTCCTGTCGGCATCTTACGAGTGATACGGGCTAGGATGTTCTGTGCGACATGCCGAGGAATCGCCTTCATCCACTGAGAGAGACGGTAGGTTCCCGTCATAGTATCCTGAAACAGCTGAATGATGGGAGATGATGTGCGAGGACTGATAATCTGTCGGAGGACAGAGGTCAGCTGACGAAGCTCAGTTGCAGCCGCCACGCTCTGAGGAACGTGCATGTTCATCTCGTCACCATCGAAGTCAGCGTTGTAGGGCCGTGTGGCACTGACGTTCAGACGGAACGTTGAGTAGGGAAGGACACGGACACGGTGTCCCTCCATGGATGCCTTGTGAAGCGAAGGCTGACGGTTGAAGAGGACGATGTCTCCGTCAATTAGATGGCGGTGAACCACGTCTCCATCACGTAGCTCAATCTGTTCGGCATTCACATACTTGAGAGACACCGTCTTGTCCTCGCGCGACAGGTGCACCGACTTTGCACCGGGATGCTTGTCGGGACCATTACGGATATTCTCCATCAAACGCTCACGGTTGTACGCCGTGACACGCTCGGGGAATGTCAGGTTCTTGGCGATCTCTTCTGGAACACCGAGTTCGTCGACGTCGATGTTAGCATCGGGCGTGATAACCGAACGGGCAGAGAAGTCCACACGCTTTCCCATCAGGTTTCCACGAACACGCCCAGTCTTTGCACCCAAGCGGGACTTCAGAGTACGCAGAGGACGACCGGAGCGCTGAACAGCGGGGTTCAGTCCCTTGATGTCGTTGTCTACATAGGTAGCTACGTTGTACTGCAGGAGGGTAGTGGACTTCGTGATGGTATCGGCAGTCTCTCCCTTATCAATCTTGTCCCGCAGGGCGTTGTTGGAGCGAATGATCATCAACAGCTGGTGTGTCAGGTCGTCTTCCATACGCTGGTTATCGTCCATGATTACGGAAGGACGAACAGACAGAGGAGGAACTGCAAGGACCGTACAGATCATCCAATCGGGCCGAGCGAACTTCGGGTCGTATCCCAGAAACTCGACTTGTGCATCGGTCAGGCGCTGGAATGCCCGTAGGATGACCTCGGTTTCTAGAGGGACTGGCGGAATGGCCGCCTCATCCTTCGCTACGTACGCCTCTCCCTGCAGAGCAGCCGCTGTTCCCTGGACCTTTGAGACCGACTTGAAGTACGGGGTTCCGCAGACTGCACACTCGCGGGTCTTTGCGCTCACCTTGGGATCCTGTGGGCGAGGCTCACTGCAGTTCAGGCAGATCTGGTTTGCGAGTTTGTGCGTGGGATCAAAGTACTGAATCAGATACACAGGCCGTGCAAGACGAATGTGTCCAAAGTGACCGGGGCACTTCTGGTTCGTCTGACGACACGTAGGGCACACCTTTCCGTTCTCGATGACTCCGAAACGGGGATCAAAGACTCCGCCGGGAACCGGCTGGTTACCCTGGTAGTGCTTGTCGGTCACAACATTGACTACGCTTTGCTTAAGGATCTCCTCCGGACTCCAGATCCCGAACTTGACTCCGATGATCTTGTCACCCATGCTTGTGACTTATTGTCATTAGTTTCCAGACGATTCATTTTCCGAGAACGACGAACCTCCAAACATAGATCGAAGAACTCAGAGTCCTCGAGGATTGGCATCGTATTTGGTATTCCATGTGCTTCCAAAAGTTCAGCTGTAAAGATCTCATAGTCCTCTCCACGACGGTGGACAAACAGTTCGGGACGCTTGAATTTCATGCGCTCCATACGGGTTAGCATATCACGGCAGATTTCTTCAGTTATGAAACGATCGGGTGTATCATCCTTCAAGCGACGTACGCATTCTGCCCAGTCTTCGAGTAGCAAAAGGAGGTCCATTATCTCCTGTCTAGAACGAAATCCTCCAAATTGCGCATGTACATCGGCGGGTGTTTACTGTTCTGTAGTTTCTCTAGCTCGCGTTGAAGGGATGGACTCGGAAGAGGTTTCTTAGGAAGATGAGGAACGAAGCCATAGATGATGTGAAGGACATCAGATGGTATGATTTGCTCGATCTCGTAAGGCAACCTCGGTTTCATCCCTTACATTCTCTGTCATACTAATAAGATGTTGGCGCGTCTTTTTGAGATGTGTCGTAGAGGGGAACCGTGTCCCAAAACGAAGGAAGAAGATCAGGCGAGAATACGCAAAAATCTTGAAACAACGCAGTACGACATATCCAACTATGCAGAGTCGCACCCCTTGTTCGATCTGTATAGCGCGTATGTTATGAAAAATGCGAAGGGCTTTGCAGATAAGCTTTGCAGGGGGTCTCTTGGAGAGGAGTACATCATGGGAGTTCAAGAAGATCACGTTAAGATTCTTACCCTTGCTAGGGCTCTCAATGAAGCTGGTCAGCTAGTATACCGTGGGTTTGCTCAGTCCGAAGTACGGTACACCGATTTGGACCAAAGTGGCGTAGAGCTACACATACACACACTATGTTCGATGAAGGATACCAAACTTGGTGGCCCGATCCTCAAGAGTTTGGAGGTATTTGCAGGAAAGGGTAGCAAGATTGATATAGAATCATTGGATAGTGTTCCAAATGCTGTTGGATTCTATGAAAAGATGGGGTTTACCCGAGCAATACCTGCAGACCCAGCAGTAGAAGAGACATCAAATGGTCTCATGACAGAGACCGATTTTGACCTTGTTCCGATGTTGAAGAAATACGGCGGTGGTGGTCGTATGCGTCTCAAGACCCTTCGCAGGTCACATAAGAAGGAGAAGAAGTGGGATGCGGTGTTTGTGAAGGATGGCCGCACAAAAATCGTCCCATTTGGGCAGAAGGGGTATTCTGATTACACGAAGCACCGTGATAAGACACGGCGTGAGAGATATATTGATCGTCATTCAAATATGGGCGAGAACTGGAGGGATCCTGCTACCCCAGGTGCGCTTTCAAGGTATATCCTTTGGAACAAAAAGACTGTCCGCGCATCTCTTGCTGACTTCAAGAAACGGTTTCACGTATAAATCTTCGGGATATCCATCCAGGTATCAACAGGATTCTTCATCATTCGGTTGAATACAGTGACATATCCATAGAGGACAAATGCTACCATAACTGGCATCCAGGGCTCCATTGCATCTAGCTGTGAAACAGGATACCAATTTGAAACGAAAACTCTTTTTATTTGTTTAACCGTTTTTGTGGCGGATCTCGTCGTCCACCTGCGACTCTCCAACGACGCGACCAATCTCCATATTGTGCGCCTTCCATGTGCTAATCGACTTCGCAGCACGCCGTGCGATTAGTGCCTTAGCGCGCTTGTTCTCCTCAAGCAATGCTGCGGTCGTAACCGCAGCCTTCTCGGCCTTCGCCTTCGCCGTCTCCATGGCAACCTTTGCCAGCTCCTTTGCAGCCTTTTGGGCAGCGAACACTTCCTTTTGCGATGGCATTGTATTCTCTATTCGGGGGCACAACTGTATTCCTGGGCGGAAACAGATCCATTTTTATGAGAGCACGATCTTCTGACTGCGAGGAACCCGTCGAGACAGAAGCTCCTTTTGAACCCCCGAAACTGACATATCATCTCCCTCTGCAATCCCTTCGATCGCACGAAGAACTGCTGCTGCACGGTCGGGCTGATCGGCAAACTGTAGGAGGAGTTGGGTGCGCACAACATCACGACGGAGGGCCGGGCGAACGTTCCGTACCTGCCGTGACAGAGTTCCTCCACTTCCTCCTTCAAGCTGAAAGTTGTCTAGATTATGACCCTTCATGAATTCTAGAACGCTTCCCGAGAGCTTCTGCTTCTCCTGACGGATGGTCTTAAGTTGCCCTTGAAGTTCCCGTGCTTGATCATCGAGTGCAATCCACTGGCGAAGGGTGTCCTGAATCTCCATTATGGTATTACATCGGGTTTCTTGTAAGCGGAGTTTCTTGCAAATCAGGAATGTACTCTGTAACAGTTGCTCCGGTTGCCGGACCAAATACAGACATAACAGATTTTACAAGCTTTTCACGTCTATCTGACATCTTTCCAGCAACCCGCTCAACTGACTTTGCTGCGTTCATGATAGAAGATCCTACAACTGGAAGCAGGGCCATCGATGTAACAAATGCAGAACCAAACTTTCGCCGAGAGAGATTCACCAGAATCCCAAAGAACAATAGAAATGCAGACATTATCCAGCCAATAACAATTCCAGCAACGGCTGCCGATGGTATAGGCAGGGCTCCGACTATCTGCGGAGCCATCGTTTGGATAGTTGTTGCAAGAGTGGGAATCCCCTGTGCTACAACATCAAGCATGGTGCTTATCAAAGGACCTTGATCGGGGTTCTGTTCCAACCCCTTCAGAAAGTAGACATACCCCTTTGCATACTCTGGGATCCAGTCTCCGGTATACCCTGCAAGACGACGAGCCATACTGTCAAAGAATTCAACCGATTCTCCACCGCCTCGCATCTTTAGTTGATCGAATACTTGCTTGGCTTCTTCAGCAGTAAACAGAGGAACTCCATCTTTGATAACAGATGCCTGTAGTTGTTGGGGACTTGAAAAGGTCCTTGAGCGCAAAAAGTTGTAGAGATCCAGCATTCGAGACGCATTCATTCCAGCTGTTGTACTCTGAAGATTCTCAGTTAGATAGTTCTCTACACTCTGAATCTTAGTATTCTGGGTCGGGGTATCAAAATCCCAGGTAGCCATTAGTATCCACTTAGAATTTCCATCTCTTGTCACACTCGAGACAGGTTACGAAAGTAGTCATGGGCTCATCTGCGGAACGAGTCTGCAACTGATAGTAGTCGCAGGATGTCTGACGCTTACAACGCTGACAGTATAGGGTGATACTGGCAGACTTCTGAGTCGCCATCGTATTCATCTCCCTTGCAAACGCCTTCTCGAGCGCCTCTTGCCATTGCCCGGGATTCAGATCTACCTCGGTCATCAGTGCATACTGTTCGACCGGCATGTCTCCGTCAAGAATACGATCCTTCCATGCGGGAAGATGTCTGTACAGATGGGCGCACCGACTCTGATACATTCGAACGAAGGGCGTATTATCCCATGTAGCATCTACCTCCCAAAGACGGGCCTCTCGATCACACCTACGTAGAATGTGGTTCTCCAGCTTTCGAGCGATGGCATCCTCTGGAAGAACGGTCTTGAATACGTCAATTACAAGGTCTCGAGCAACGTGGTCGATAAATAGGTTCTCGTATCGGTGCTCAACAGGCTCACGTGCTACTGGAACATCTTCCTCTTCTTCCTCTTCTTCTTCCTCTTCAAGAAGTACATCTTCATCTTCACTTTCACTATCGCTCTCTTTGTCATCGAATGTGAACCCCTGGTAGATGTCATCATACTCTGCTGGTTTCAGATCAGTATAACTTGCAGTTGTCTTGTCGTATGTGTCGTGATCTGTAGTAGACCGAATCGCAACCATGGCTCCAACAAAGGTATCGTCGTGCAGAGGTGGAGGAAGCATGTGCTGATTTGTATCCTCGTCTTCGTCGTCGGAAGGCGTTGCAAATATAGCGATCTGACCATTATCAACCTTCAACTTTGTCTGCAATTGCAAGCCCGGTCTCTTCAGTTTCTTGCGAAGCCACTCAAGAACATCTGGAGTCTTCGTTGGAATCACAACCTCGGAGAGGACTCCTTGGACAGAAATAAGAGTAGCAACAACCATTGTGGGATTGTTCGATAGTGCGCGTAAAGTTCCGTTTCTAGCTTACGAAAATGGATCTGTATCAACACAAGTATACTATACCGCCCCCAAGATGTCGTATATTGCCCCTCATCTTCGCAAGCCAGTCGTCAAGCCGGTCGATATGACCGCAAATGCATTTCCTGAACTTGGTAACACACGTGTTACCGCGGTGCCTACGGGCCCCAGTCTCGCCTCTCGCGCAAAGGCATGGAATGAAAAGGTTGAGGTCGTCGTAGACACCGACCGTGTAGCAAAACTCCGTGAGAAGGCTACTCGAGATGCCAAGGTTGCACTGCGGGTCTTCTACCGCCAGCCACTGTTTGCTAAGCCCGAATACATTCGGCAGGATGATCTCTTTCAGAATCGCTTGGACGAACTGGAGGACCAAGAGGCGTACGAGTATGCAGAACGCGATGCAGAGTTTGAAGAGGAAGCCATCGATGGCTGGACAGATGTAAAGTACAAGGTGCTTCGTGAGCGCACTCGGGCGTCATCTCCTCCTAGGCAGGAGATGTCAGAGTCGGATATCCGCACGCGCATCGATGCCCTTCAGAAGCGGGTACGTAAGAATGGTACCCTTCGCGAGGACATTGTAGTCTTCGAGAAGGAACTGTCAGAACTCTACAAGCAGTTAAAATCAGTTGAGAGTGCCGGAGTACCTGAATACACCAAACACTGGGACTAACAACGAAAGCCTGTCAACAATAGAATTCCAGAAACGTAGTAAATATTTTGCATTCGATTGCGCCGAACTAGCAAGTGATAGACCTCTGGGGCCACTTGAAATGGTATATGCCGCATAGGCTCCAGCCATAATTGCAACACCGAATACTATGGCCTCCATAATATTCCCAGCTCCGGCCTCAAGAATGTACCCAATAGTAACCTTCTTAATCCAGGTCCAAGTTGAGTTCTCGGCATCTACAGCATCAGCTTTTTTAGTAGCAGAGCTCTCTAGTCCAGACGCAGGAGTCACACGGTTTGCAGTTTCATCTCCCTTCTTTTTGATACGTTTGCATCGCATGTATGCCTTTCCATCGGGGACACCTGCAATGTGAGCGGTCTCGTTGAAGAATATCTCCTGATTTATCGGTACAAATTTAGGAGGAATATTGGGAACGAGCTTGGTAAGAAGGGCATAGTCGTTGGGTTCTATGTTTCCCATTGTGCGAAATACAACCCACTGAACTTTTGCATCAGACGACCAGGGAAGAGATCCCTTATATGTGAAATATGCAGGATCCGGAGGTATCATCTTGGTCAATGACCAACTGTCTCCCATGTTTACCGGAATAGAATTCCCTGCTACTGCATACGGAAGCCAACCGTGGATAGATGTGTTAATCGGAGAAGAAGCAGTATTCGTACGCAACAACACTGACATACATACGATTCCGCCTTTTGGGTTTGTTGCTATCACAACGCACTCTGCATCTGCCCGAATATCTTCAATAGTATGCCATGACGGAGCGCTTATAACCATGCCCGTACATGTGTATCCCTGTCCGTTGTATTTTAGACTGGGCTGTTGTCCCGTAAAATTCAGCGATACCCCGCTACTGGAAACAGTAACAGTTGCCTGACTTATTGCAACATCGTCAATTGTGAGGTCGCATAGTATATCACATGGCCGAGTAACTGACCTCGACAAGTTGATTGCCATTACTGCTTGAGCAAGACAATTCCTATGATAATCAGTGTAGTACCACAAACAAAGTATTCCCTATTTCATAATGGATCCCTACATGATAAGCACCGCGGTGCTGTCTGTTATCATCATATCAGTTTCAATAGGGTTTCTGATGAAATCTAGAATGAGCTCTCTTCCTTCGGTCGAAACCGGTGGACTTCAAGAGTTCGCATATACGGGAGTTCTGTTCCTACCTCACATTCTAATGATGTTCGGGTTTATTGCAGATGCTATTTCCCAGGACTTTCGCTATAGTATTCCGTCTATTGCCGGATTTTTGAGCATTTTCCTAAACTGGGGACTTGGTGTAGCTGTTGGAAACCTGATGTCTGCCATGTCTAGTCCTCCTCCAATTGTTGGAGGTGCGGCCGGGTGCTTTATTCCTGGATTTGACAGCTTTGTTTCAAATTATACTTCGACTCCGCTTGTGGTAACGTTTACGGTGATGTTCTACTATCTGATCGATAGTATCCAGAACCGAGGAATCGTAAAATCGGGTGCCACGATAGTAGCCATGGTATCGTTTATAGCGTCGCAATTCTGGATTCTCAAGAACGGGGGCTGTTTTGCAGGGTTCTCAAGCATTGGTATGCCTCTGGCAACTTCATCTCTTGCCGGACTTCTGTTTGGAGGATCTGCGTATGGAATTCTACTGACTGTAGCACCGGATCGCCTTCCGTCACGAGTGTATACGACTAGCTCTCCTACGCTGACCGGACAAAGCGCAGGTACAAAGCCCGGATGCCCTGGAGGAAAGTGTGGGGCCCCTGCAGATGACGATCAGTTTGTCTGCGATAGCTACATCAATGGGATGCCTGTAACCAAGTAAAATGGATATGATCGCATCCGAGAGATTGCTCTCAACAGGATGGTTAATTATATCGCACTCGCAAAGCTTAGAAAGTGGGAGTCTGAAATCCAATTCATGAATCTCATTCGTGAGGTTCATGAACGTGGAGAGTTGTACAGGACGTTATACGGGGACAAATTGTTTCACGAAATGATTGACAAGGTTCCCGCCGAATCAACAGATGAAATGGTAATCGTACTGTTAATGGCAGTAGTTGTTGCAGCGTCGATGATGCTTGGTCTAATAGTTGGAGCAGTCTTGGTATACTAACGAGTTGCCTGACGCAAAATACGATAATACTCGGCCATGCCGGTTCCAGTAACTTTTCCAATCAGGTTACCATCGCGAACCACAACCATAGAAGGAACATGTGTGATTCCATATCTACCTGCGATATTTTGAGGATCGGCCTTTGTGTTTACATCAACCCAATGTAGGCTGTCAAAATCCTGTTTTAGCTCCTGTAGGGCTGGTTTCATAACCCGACAAGGTTCACATGTGGGAGACGAGAATAAATAACCAGTAATGCTAGTCATCCTTATCTACTTTAGCGCTCTCTATCTGTAAACCGGCTGTTAACGTAACCATTCCCTTGCGTATCTCCATCTTGCTACCCTGGTTGGAGAAGGTCTCTGCTAGAGCCTTCAAGAGTGCCTTTTCGAGTGCATCGGAATCAAGAATTTTCATGTTCTCTTTGACCCACGATGCTAGTACCGTTTTTGATACCGGGGGTCCAAGAAGTCTCAGTGGGCATCCAGAGGTATCCTGCGTTTCCAGAGTTGGAAGGGTTACAGACTCGTCTAGAACACGTCGAGCCATGCGATCCACTCTGTCGTTATGGATTGAATGCTCATCAGTGCCACCCGTGTGGGCTCGAACGTAATAATACGTAGTGGACTTGAACTGTGGCTGTAGATCCAGCACCTGCTGAATTAGATCACGGTTCATAACCGGTGTGCCCCCCGCAGTAATCCAACCCTTTCGAATCCATCCAGCGGTCCAGATTGTAAGACAGTTTTTTGAGTATTCAGAATCTGTGTAGACTGCGATTTCCATTGCTTCGCAGCCAGATCCCAGTTCCTGCTTGATTCTGCGATACGCCTCAAGAATTGCGCAGAGCTCTCCTCGATTGTTTGTTTGAACATCTCCTGGCACCCTCTCAGCAGAACTCCAATCAGGATGAGAAGGAAACCATGTCGCCCAGGAAGCCTGTGCATGTTTTGCTCCATTCTTTGAACACGCTCCATCAGTATACACTATGATACGTGGCATTGGTCTATTCTATTTTACTATGGGTAATTCCATTTCGGCCGGATTGTTCCAAACAGACTTCCAGATGTCGGGTATGGTTCCCGAACGTTTGAACTCTCGTGCTGTAGCAGAAGCGAGTTTCCGCACAATACATCTGGAGAGTATGGCTGGTTGTAGGGATGCTGGTTCCTCAATATGAAACCAGACTCTGCATTTGAACGATCGTTTCTCCATAGATCTGCGGAGCATCTGTTGGCATGATGCAGAAAGACAGTGGGCATGCCAAACTAGCAGGATACGAACTCTCGCCGTGGAAAGACGAGTGGTCCACTGGTCAAACCAAACTGAAAATTCGTCAATTGAATTTGTTTGGGCTGCCGATATTTCCGTGTATTCTGCTTCAGGATGCATTCGTTGCGTTTCTATCCAGACTGCTTCCATCGATTTGTCGTTAAGAGCTTCATACCACACCATATGAGGTGGTGGGAAGTCCATTATATGCTATCGACGTCTGTGTTAAGATACGATCTTCTTGATGGGAATCTCTGAAGAGACGATGTAGAGCGAGTTCTCGGTTAGAACAATGAATACCGGCTCGTCCTTGACACGGAAAATCTTAGTGATCTCAGAGGTGTACTCGCTGTCACTCTTGATAAGACACTTTGAGTTCTCATCCTGAATTCCGATAACAATTGTCTTTGCAAGGCTACCCGCCCAGTAGTCCAGATAGATAGGGCGATCTTGCTCAAGAGCAATCTTGGCAGCCTGAACCAAAACACTTGCAGACGGATTCATTTGTCAGCTATACCGACGGGCTTTTAAGGATTTTCAACGCATCCTCCAACTTGAATCGAGACTTCATCGTCAGCGACGGGACGTGTGGCCGTGGGATCTCCATAATATTCTTGATGGGATCAATCATCTGTCCCTTGACATTCGGTGCTACGGCAAACAGAAACCGAACCAGGTGGTCTACATGCTCCTCCGTTGCTGGAGTCTTAGGCTCACGGCTGGTTGAATCCAGGTCGTTTATGACCTCCTGGAGCATACTGCGCATCGTCTCAAAGTGAACCATGCCATTTGCGTTGAGTTCACCGACCATAACAGCGAACCCCCGCTTCTTCTCCTTCTGCTTCGTCCATGCAATGATTGCGTCGTCGTAGGTAGGGTCGTTCGACGATGGCACCAGAGTGATGTTGTCGGCATCATACAGCCGGTGGAACATAGAGATCTGCACCGCAATATCGTCGCGCATCTCTGGGAACTTCAAGGAGAGCACCTTGATGAACTTTGCGATTAGGGGGGCAAAGAAGTTCTGCAGGATCCCCCGGTCAAACACGAGAGTAGACACGCGGAGACGGAACGCATCATCGCGCTTCTCGAGAACCTCTAGTGTATCGCGCACCATCACATCGAAGTGCTCGTTTGACAGCTTGTTCACCGATGTCACGACCACGTCATAGTCGGGGTCCTCGCGCTCCTTCAGGCGACGATGAGTCTCCAGGATAGCCTTTTCACGCCAGTTCTCGGGTAACCCTCTAGGAGTTGTCTTACGCTGGTAGCGACGCCCATGCACGTGTGCAGCGGGTTTGTAGGAGACTGGGGTACGACGCATCTTTGCAATCGCTGCAATGGTAGCCTCACACAGAGGCACTGTCTCTGAGCGCAACGAATAAAGAGTTGCAACATCCATCATACCCGCGCCTTACCTTTCCTCCACAGAAACAGATTCGTTTTTCTGCCACAGCATATAGGCCTGGAAACATGCCGATGTCGTTGAATATCCTACGCAATACATACAGACCTTGATAATACTATGTGATATGTCAAAATATAGCATTCCACCTATTGCCGGAACAAGGGCAAGAAGGATTCCAAACAGTCGCAAATAAAACTTTCGTTTGCTGACCTCTTCTGTCACAAACATAGGCTCCAGAAACATACCAACTATCCAAATACTCGAACAAACGATATCCGATACTGTTAACCAGTGTGCGGTTGAAGCACTGATAAGTAAGAACAGGGGAGCCAAGCATAACAATGATGTCTCGTATGGATGATTCCACTCTCCCCAGTTGTTTAACGCATTTCCTGCATTTGCAATCAGATTAATCGTAGCAAAGTTGAAGTCGTTGTGAGACAGCAACGTCAGAAGTATCCATTGTGTTCCCTTGAGTATCTCTTGTACACGGGGACCTATCATCTGGTTGTCGTTCAAATCATCATACAACTTGCATGATATTCCTCCCAGAACCGCATATAAAAAGTCCATTGTATCTGTCGTTCAAAAATGGATACGTATATAGCCGAGAATCTATCTCGCCCCCAATAAGAATGGAGTTCTCACCTTGGACGCTCTGGTATCATGATCCCGATTGCCAAGATTACTCGTTGGCGTCATATTCGCAGGTTGGAGAGGTCGGTACGCCGGCCCAGTTCTGGACGATTGTAAATTCGATTCCCAAGGATGCGTGGGAGAATGGTATGTTCTTCTTCATGAAGAAGGGGGTTCGTCCCACGTGGGATTCCCCCGAGAACGAGAAGGGGGGTGCATGGTCAAAGAAGATTGAAGCGTCGGACACTCATGAAGTGTTTGTCGACCTGATGGTTCATTGTGTGACCGGGAAGTTGCTTCAGTCACACAAGGAGATTCTGCAGGGGATTACGGTGTCTCCGAAGGGAGCGTTTCACATTGTGAAGATCTGGAACTCCAATGCGTCACAGAATGATCGCAAGTTCATTACGCCGACGTCTCGGTTTCGAGTTGGAGATGATGTCACGTATACGCCTCACAAGCTCAGACCACGATAGGGCCGAAAGTCCAATCACAGGTTACTGCGCTAGTCTTGGGTACTGCACTAGAATCTGCAAACGGTGCTTCGGCGTTTGCAAGTAGGAGGAGTTCGGTATCTGCTATCGCTGTTAGAGGAACGCTTGGTATAGTAGTTACCCCCACTTGAGTGTATAATGCACGTTTTGTGTACCGGAAGTTAGAAATGGAACCAATAAAGGGGTTGTCATCCGGGGCACTATCTCCAACGGTTAGGGACCCATCAAAGGGTTGAGACAGTGTTCCAAGCAACGACGTAAGGCCGTTAAACGTTGCATACCAATTGTTTCCAGAACGAGTTACTGCAAAATAATACCACGTGTCTGCGTTGAGAGTATAGATATCATCGCCGATATCTGATGAACCAATCTGTATAGAAAGTTTGTTCTCATTTATGTAGGTTCCGACATAGGACGTACCCGTAAAGTACCAAATATTGTCCCCGTCTCCCGAATACTTGAAAAACAGCTCAACCGTAAAATCACCATTCCCCGGATTTAAATTGGGATACGTAAGATATTTTGTAGTAGAGAATCCTGTAAGTATTCCTTGAAATTGTACGGGGAGAGGGGAAATTGGGCCAAAAGCGAAGGTACAGCTTCCCGTGGCAGTCTTGGGGACTGAACTGGAATCGGCAAGAGGAGCATCGGGTTTTGCAAGTAGAAGGAGTTCCGTATTTGCTACAGCTGTCAGGGGGAGGCTTGGTATAGTATCAGATTCCACTACATCATATAGCGCACGTTTTGTATACCGGAAGTTAGAGATGGAACCGGTGAAGGGCGCATCGTTTAACTCATAATCCCCAACGGTTAGAGCGAAACCTGCCAACGTTCCAGACACTGTTCCAAGCAAGGAGGTAACGCCGTTAACAGTTGCATACCAGTCATCCTCTGAACGAGTTAGCGCAACATGATACCATGTGTTTTCAGCTGGAACAAGAATAACTTGGTTAAACAAAGTATCTAGATTAACCCGTGCGTAAAGTTCGCTACCACCTATATGCATTTGAACATTTCGTCCTGGCCCTTCAAAGTTCCACAGATAGTCTCCAGATCCCGAATACTTGAAAAACAGCTCAACCGTAAAATCATCGTCCCCCGGATTCAAAGTATCGGGATATGTAAGACTCCTTGTATCAGAAAACCCCGTAAGGATTCCGTAGTCATCAAAGAGTACGGGAAACGGAGAAATTGGCCCTATCGTAAAACGACAGCTTCCAACGGCTTCATTGTCATTCCCGCTAGAATCGGCATCGGGGGCATCGGGTTTTGCAAGTAGGAGGAGTTGGGTATCTTCGTCTGCTGTGAGGGGGAGACTGGGTATAGGATAGACTGTCTCTTCGTCATATAGTGCCCCGGTTGTATACCGGAAGTTAGAGATGAAACCATAATAGAATAGATCTCCGTTTCTACCTCCGATAATTATGGAACCATCTGTGAAGTCACCATTCTCTGTTCGAATAAGAGAAGTAACTCCGTTAACTGTTGCATACCATTCATCCGCTGAACGAGTTAGTGCAATATGATACCATGTGTTTCTAGTAATTGTAAGAATATCTGAAGTGAATGAAGTGCCGTTTAAGAGACCACGTACCTGAAGTTTATCAGTGTCTATGTACATTCCAATGGTGTCTCCTGGACCGCCAAAGTACCAAATATCAGAGTCGTCGTCGTCGTACCGGAATCTTACAAACATCTCAACTGTAAAACTAGAAGTTCCCGGATCCAAATCATATACAAGTACATTCTCATTTTGATTAAATTCAGTAAGGATTCCATAGTCGGTAAAAAGTACGGGAAACGGAGTAATTGTGCCTGGTACTACAGTGCAGGTTCCGTAATCAGGTTCATAGTTATTTCCACTGGAATCTGCGAACTCTGCACCCGGCTTTGCAAGTAGGAGGAGTTCGGTATCTGCCACAGCTGTTAGAGGAACACTTGGTATAGTAGTTACTCCCACTTGAGTGTATAGTGCACGTTTTGTGTACCGAAAGTTAGAGATGGAACCGGTAGTAAAATAATCACCATCTTCGTTTCCACCGATGCTTAAATCATAACCGACTGGTCCCGTTGCTGTTCCAATAAGAGAAGTAGCTCCGTTAACTGTTGAATACCATTCATTTCCGAAACGAGTTACTGCAACATGATACCAGGTATTTACAGCGGGTATAGGAGCGCGTAGCTCGCAGTAATCATTTGTACTAATTATTATTACAAAATAGCCAACATCATCGATATACATGTAAACATCATTTACATAAAAAGCCCAGATGATTTCGTCATATCCACTTCCTCCCGAATACTTGAAAAACAGCTCAACCGTGAAATCAGAGGTTCCGGGACTCAAATCATATATAAGTTCGTTACCATCAAATCCCGTAAGGATTCCGTAGTCTCCCGCGGGAACCGGAGGAACCGGAGGGAACTCCTGCTTTCCAGGCCCTGATGTAAATACTGCAGACTTGAAGAGACTACTTGCAAAATTTACAGTTCCATTCTTTACAATATCGGCCTTCTGACGAATATACGTGGTATAGTCGCTGGCCGCCGGGGTTGGATCTATCGGCATTTATTTCAGAGCCTGAAATACTTTCATTCGCACATGCTTTGTGCTATAGATAGAACGGTCTGCCTTTTCCTTTGCCTTATCCTTCTTCTTCCGCCTCTTTTCCGGAGGATCCATTGATGTCTCTGATAGCATATATCTCCATTCCATTTTAAGAGCAGTGCATCAGACAGAGCTTAATCTCCCCAAGGTTGGCTACGACATATCGAATCATCAGAAACCAGTCGTTCTTCATATGGATCTCAATGTTATTACACAGGTTCGTGCACTTCGTAAAGAGAACCAAATGAGGAAGGCTGTATGCCCCACTGACAATCTCATCCCCACGGTTCTTGGAGATACTAAAGTCGGTCTCTGAGTCGCCCATCACGGTAACACGAGATGCAAACTGGCCCTTGCAGGAAAAGGTCAGAGTGTTCTTGACGTTCTTGATTTCTACAGTCTTTGCAGAGAGTAATGTCATATCACGACAGATCTTCTGGAAATCAAGGGACGGCATTGTAATACGTGTCGAGAACTCGGTCTCCGGCATCTGGATGTCGGCATCATCGCGGTCGAGAAGGTTTAACTTATAGGAGGTCACGCACTTCTTCTCCCCATTCTCCAGGATAACGCTCAGATGATTGGCATCCTCTTGGGATACCGCGAATGTCAGAGTATCGTCATTGGTAGCTGTCTTGACAATACGATAAAGATGGTCTGTGTTCAGCCCCACGATGATCCTGTCGGTGTTTGCGTTGTAGGAATACTTCTCAAACTTGTCGGCATTCAACCGAAGGTGAACCAACACAGTCCGAGTGTTATCCATGGCAATCATACGGAGTCCATCCTTGTCAAACACGAGACTCATCTCAACAAGAATGCACTTCAGCGCCTCAATAAGTGTGCGAACAGCGCCCGTTTGGACAGTCTTCGCCTCTACAACCCACTCCGACATTATACATCTTTAAGACTGCGTTTCATGAAAGTTCTACGCGTCGTTCACTTCGCTCTCTCCATGTCGCTCACCGTCGCTCACCCTACTTACGGTGGCGACGAGTCTTCTTATCACCGATCTTGACGGCACCAAATGCACCCTTACGAGCCGTGTACCCAGCCTTGTGAAGACGCTTCTCCTTCCGGGCACTCGCCGACTTACGGCGACTGACGATGCGACCCCACTTGTTATACTTCAGGTCGCCAGAGGTTAGACCACCGCTTGTGTGGTCGGCAGTTCCATGCATAACTTCAGCACGAGATCCAACGGCAGGCATTTATAATACTCCCGGAAAATACGCGGTTTACGGACCACCCGGTATAGCATTACAATGCTTCGAGTTACGCACAACGCAGGTTTCTTCTCGTGTTGTCAGGTTCGATTGGAGGCTATTGTAGGCTATTATAATGAAAAGGGCCGTCTTCCAATTTATATAGATAGTTCCGAGCAGTACGCACTGTATAGCAATGGTAAGAAAAACATCATTGAACAATTCTTTCAGAATAAGGATATCACAATACCAAGTGGACCTCTGACATGGGGTCCGTGGTTAGGAGAGCCACAGTTTGCAAATTTACACACAATACGGTATGATCAGATTTCCCCTCTTGTAAACAGATACTTCTCTCCCACCCCAGAAATTATCAGACGTGTAAACTTCCTGAAGATAAAGTACAATATTCACCCTGCTGAAACCTGCGTATTATTCTATCGAGGAACCGACAAAGTTCGTGAAGTAGGAGTTCCATCATATACAGACGTCTACCAACGTGCAAACTCAAAGCGAATCTGGCTTCAATCAGATGAATCAGAGTTTCTTCGGCTAGGTAAGATCAACTTTCCGAATGCATGTATTATGGAGGATGAAATTCGTCATACACGCGAAGCTAAGACAGTTGATATTCTGAATACATCAACCAACCAAGAGTATGCAAAATGGTTTCTTGCAATAGTTTTGTTGATGTCCGAATGCGAAACAGTTGTATGCGGGACTGGCAATATCAACCTTTGGATTGCATTATTCCGTGGCCACAGTCGTGGGATACAACAGTATAGATGTCTTCTTCCAAAAGTGTATGGAATTACTCAACGACCTGCAGAAACCAATACAATTTGGTGCGAACATGCTTAGATAGTATGGCTACTAGATAGGATATATGCTTATTTCGGGCAGATCTTTAGCGCTCGAATGCCAGTGGAACTGCTGTCCAAGATATCCAGAGATGCGTAAATTCTCGTATATGCAGGCCGGACACGGTGATCGGGTTTTCATTAATATTGACTACATAAGCGTCTTTCTTTCTGCGCTACCAAAGTGGGGCAATGGTAAGAAATTCATACTTGCATGTCAGAATGCAGATACTGAGTTTAATATGCGCTGGCTAGAAATCTTACGCCCGCATGCATTGCATATCTATACCATCAACTGTGTGATTCGGGATCCTATGGTTACTACAGTGCCTATTGGGTTCGGAGATTGGAGTCTGGATATCATTCCAACTATCAAGTTTGAAACTGATAGAACCATCGAGATCCTAGCAGGGTTTCTTGTCAAGACAAATCCCGGAGTCCGACAGCCGTGTGTAGAAATCATGTTGAAAGATCCCAGAGCACGCACGGATCTTACTCTTACTAGGAAACACTATTACCAGCGTCTTTGTACAACGAAATATGTTGTATGCCCGGAAGGTCAGGGGCACGATACCCACCGTGTTTATGAATCAATCTACTTTGGAGCTGTTCCTATTCTCTTGAAACCCAGTGTACTTACACATCTCTATAAGGATATGCCTATTGTCTGGGTAGACTCGTGGGATTCTATTGTGTTGAACTGGGAGGCTGATAAAAAACGACTTGATGAATGGGTAGCAAAAAATCCGGGATGGTATTCTAGAAACCTAATCAAATCATAGAGTAGACGATGGAATTTACGGGTATAACTAATTACGTACTATAATGGCTACTATAGTTCAAATAGGCACAAATAACGGCAATGATCATGTATTACAGCTCTGTAAGAGAATTAAGCCATCATTTGTCCTTCTTGTGGAACCATTTCCACTCCATGCAACCAAAATAGAAAACAACTATGTAGGCATTCCATATGTTTTAGAGAAAGTCGCTATTACATGCGATTCTTCAACTGACACAGTACTGTATTATCATTTATCAGATGGTCCTCTTGGAAAGCCCGGAGGCAAATTTGATGTGACATCTACCCTACCAGAACATCTAGTAAAACACCGCTACAAGAGAAATGAGCTTCAGCAAATTACAGTTCCGGCTTTGTCGATAAACGATCTCCTAAAAAAACACAATCTTACACGTATTGACTATTTGTTTATAGATGCCGAGGGTGTTGATTTTGACATACTAAAAAGCTTAGACCTGATCCATGTACATATAGAGCATATTCAGATTGAACACCTCCATTTGGACAAACAAGAACTATATGCCTTCATGGATAGTTGCAAGTATAGACCATTGTCGGAATCTTTAGATCCGTATGGATATGATACATTGTTTAAAAAGAGGTAACTCTATGCTCCAATAAGAAACTCTGGTTGTTCCCTGCGTGTATACTTTATGAACCCCCGGGGCACCTTGTCGCCCACATAGTATGCCTGGTATGCTTCAACGGGATCTTCGCATTTGTAGATTACTGGCATTGCCTGGCGAAAGGGAGTCAACCCTACATCTGGGATATCGGGTACATTCTCAGTCAACCATACGATATGCTTCTCAGTCTTGTGAGTCTTGTGTTCGCCATACCGAAACTGATACTCCTTGCAAAGCCACCAACCCAACTCTGCCAACCACTTGTAGTTCTGGACACTCTCACGGGTCCAAATTGCACACGGATGGTTTACATGTGTCTTCTTGTACCCCCCTTCAGGGATGACAGAATGCGCAGAATACAGAAGCTGGGCTGTCTCTAGGATCATCTTTACGACATGCTTGTCGCAATGAAGATGAGCCGCAAGTTGCGGATTTTTAGATAATACGAAGATGTTCATGTTGGTTGCATCATTTCAGAATGCAACGCCCAAATCCATTTTCACGTTTAGTTGCTGTACGCGAGGCCACCCATGCCGCTCATGATGCGGAGCACGTTGTAGTTCACGGCATACACGCGCACCTGCGCCGTGCGACCACCGCGGACCGTGTTGGGCGACACCGTCAGCTGGAGGGTGGCCTTGTCGATACGCGAGAAGTTGCACGTGCCAGAGGGCTGGTGCTCCTCCGGCTTCAGGGCGAAGGAGTACACGCAGATACCCGTGGAGGGCGTGCGAGTGTGGTGCTGGTAGGGCTGCACGCGGTCGAAGTAGCGACCCTCGCGCTCCGTGAAGCGGTCCTGGCCGTTGAGCTGGA